AGTACAGGCTCAGGATGTTTTCGTCCAAGAAAGCCTTGCGATGCAAGCGAGCAATCCGTTCTTCATCACCGTCTTCAGAGACGTAGAAGTTCAGGGATTGTCCCTGACACAGATACGGTTGACGTGCAGATGCCATACGGAGTATGGCTTCTTGATCCACCTCGAAGGCGGTACGAAACACCAACTTCTCGTGGTCGGTAAGCCAGTCCAGATGTTGCACCGAACCTACGTGCTGGTTGATGTCATCAACAGCCTCTTTGGAGTACTGTCCACGCTCAACCATGAGTTTGTAGAATTCGCCGCTAATGCGTTTGAGATCGCCGGCCGCTGAGCCTGCTTCAAAGACCATACCTGGATCTGGTGACACTGATTCAGACACACCACCCATCAACATAGCTGTCGATTTGGTAGGTGCTACCGCAGTACGGTGGGTGTTACGTACGCCGAAGCCTTTACACCATTCAGGTTCACCCCACTTTTCTGCCATCCACTTGGACGCTGCCAATGATTGATCGTGCAGGTCTTTGAAGATGCGCTTGTTCAGTTGGTGAGCCTCGAAGCTCTCGTAAGGAATACGATTAGCCTGTAGGTAGGTACTAAGACCGAGTACGCCCAGACCAATGGCACGTCCACGTTCGGTAAAAGCGCGGGCTTTTTCTAAACCACGGATACCTTCTGAACGTTCCAGGAAGTACGACACTACGCAATCCAGGAATACTGTTGATTCAAAGATAGCATTGGTGTGTTTCCACTCATCGTACTTCGCCAGGTTCATGGAACTCAGTACACAGGTGTAGGAGTACTCAGGCGAACTGTGCAGCATGATCTCTGTACAGAGGTTACTGGCTTTGATGTCCAGGCCATGTTCTTTGTACATTGCTGGACGTGCCCGGTTGGCCTTATCTACGAAGAAGAAATAACCACGACCGGTAACCAGCTTAGTGAACAAGGTTTCCTTGAACTGCGTATGCGCTTCGGCGTCACCGACCATGAGACGGTTAGTGAACGAGTCACGCACTGTCCATCCAATATTAAAACCATCAGGCTCAGCCAGAAGTTTGGTACGGAGTTCTTCAGCGTCAGGGTGTTCAATGTTCAAGTAACAACCGATATTACCGCGACGGGTATTACCCTGACTGATCTTAGAAGCCATGACGGCAAAGTCTTCAATTACTGGGACTGGACCACTGGCTTTACCATCAGCACCGAAAGCAGCACCACGAGGACGAATGTCTGAGAAATCTGCGGAGCATCCGAAACCTTCTTTACTCAGTACTGCACTTTCCAGTAATGAGTCGTAGAAGTTCACCACAGAATCACCAACATACTGACCGGAACATGACACCGGCATACCACGATCGGTACCGGTGTTGGCCAGTACAGGGGATGCTGGCGATAACCAACCATTCCACATCAAACCGAAGAATACGTTTTCCCAACGTCCTGGGTTCTCGGTGTACTTGGCCAATGTACGGGCAACGGTAAGGAAACGGTCTTTAACTGTTTTCTCGCCAGGTGCCAGGACTTTAGCCATGAACATCTGATATGCCTGGGTTGTGTACCATTCAGGGCATTCGCCTTTGGTTTGTGCTTCTTTGCGTTCAGCACTGAGACGCTCAAAATTACTCATCGTCTTCTCCTAACGGGAAAGCCAGCTTCGGTTTACTCCAGTCACGGACGTACTGGATCTGGTTATTGGCGAAGTGATCTGCGTACTTATAAGCAGACAGAGTGCTGTAGAACCACTGAGATACATCACCTTCTTCATCGCCAAATAATGGTTCGCAGTTGAGGCCTTTCAGTACGGTGTCGACGCGGTTACGGACAAAGTGCAGGATCTGCTCTTTATTGATTGTCCGGACCTCTCCACCACTGAAGATACGTTCGATGATCTGTACTTCGTGGCTGTACACAGCTTGTGCGATCGTACGACAAAGATCTTGAAGCTCTCGCTTCTTGGTTTCATCGATCAGACCAAGCTGTTCTTCTTCCACCATCAATTGACGGTAAGTCCATGAAGAGAACATAAAGTGTTGGTGCTCTTCTTTACAGGATGCGTCTACACCGGCAGCAATGTGAGGGATCATGTTGAATCCGCCCATATTGAAGCTCTTAATAAACGCAAAGCTGGAATACAGTACGGCACCTTCCATGAAACTGAATGCCGCAAGTACCTTGTAGGGGTCTTCAGAATCCAGGAAACCTTCAATGAAGTTGATACGTTGAGTCAGGACCGGATCTTCTTTCCAGGAGTCGTAAAACTCATCGGTGGCCAGACCCATCGTTTTATTGATCAGGTCGTAGAACGGAGCATGGCTGTTGATCTCAGTAAAACTGAAAGCATTAGCAGCGCGTGCCAGATCAGGACGTGGGAACATTTCGACATACTTACTCGACCAGAACTCATCTCCCAGAATCAGTTCGTACTGGGTGAACAGTTTGAGTAAGTAGGACAGACCATAACGTTCACCGTCATTCAGGTTTACCCGGACGTCATGCTCATCCTTTTCAACACCTAATTCCTCGGCACTCCAGAGTGTTAAGAACTGTTGTTGAGCGGCAGCAATAGCGACCGGATAATCTACGGTATACGTAGACTTCGGTGTGCGGATACGGGGTAATTGCATAAGCAACTCCTATTACTACTTAAGATAGGTCTACCCGGCGTAACCAGGTAAACCGGTTACTGGTTAGTAGGCGCCTTGAGTTAAGGCTGCCCACGACACTGGGAACAGTGGTTCGATGATCTGATGGATCTCGTCTGCCAGTACTTGAATTTCACGTTGGGCGTGTGGATCACTACGTTGGTTGTACATGTTGGCAAATGAGTACAGCGAACCTGTCCACACCCAGTTAACTTCAGTACCTTGAGGAAGGAAAAAGCGTGCTTGCTCAGGGCAAATACCGGCTTCGATAGCGCCCAGGTAATTGTTCTTGGCGTCTTCACATGTCGCTTTGTAGTTCTCCATCCAGTAGTCGTTATCTGGGTGGGCTTCGTCTGCAGAACCTTGTTTCACGTTCTCAGCCGCTTTACGGAAGAACGGTGGGAAGAAGAACTCTGGTTCTGCAGTGATGTAACGACGTGACTCTTCTGACTCCACCATACCGATTTTATGTTTGAAGCACTGACGTGCGATCGGTACAGGTGCCTGCATACGAATGGTGATCTGGGGATGACCGAAAGGTACCCAATGTTCAGGGATTTTACGGAGGTAGACAGCAAGCTCTTCAGCGGTATCACTAACATCACCGTGATATTGCGACAGGTCCAGCATTTCTCCGATCAGTGCGTTCCAGTCCTGGGACTTCATCCCACGAGCAAGGAAACGGATGAGGTTGTTGTTCTGTTCTTCACTGAAGTTTTCAGCGAGTTTACCGAAGGACTGACGTGCAAAATTAGCGACGTCTTTATCGGAGAGGTAATGGTTTTCATATTGCGCTTGCATGGAGAACTCCAAAGTGAAAGGCGGTCGAGCCTAACAAGGTTGAAAAAAGATATTGGTTTTTGTGTAGCCTCCTCCTGATTAAGAAAACAGGAAGATGCTGATGTCTGAATGCGTAAGTTGTTGCGGTACTGGGCTTTATGCGGGCACTCGAGTACCCGGCGATCCAGAGAGTCTTGGGGCATTAACTGCTTCGAGTGCGTATGGCGGTATCGATCTGACTTGGACGATGCCAGCCGTCAATGATCATGCTGTGGCTTACACAATTGTTTACCGTGGTGCGACTGCGGACCCGGCTCTCAAAGTAGAGCGTGCACGTACCGGAGGTACCTTCTACTTTGATCGGGAAGCGAGGCAGACTACTAATGTCTGGTTTTATTGGATTCAGCACGTTTCCTATAACGGCACACAACTTGAACTGATTGGTCCAGTGTCTGCCACCGCATTACCTGAGATCGAACGTATGCTTCAACTCCTGACAGGTGAAATTGATGCAGACGTATTGGCTTCTTCCTTGAGGGAGTCGTTAAACCAGGTTGAAGTAAATCGTCTTCGATTGATTGAAGAGAATGCGCAACGAGTGAATGACCAAGGCATCCTGACAGGTTCTATTACTTCCCTGTCACTGGACGTTTCGGGACTGAATACCGCTTTTGTTTCTGAACGTGAAGAGCGTCGTACTGCTTATAGCTCGCTTACTCAGTCCTTAGATGTGATGTATGCGCAGCAACAAGAGAACACTGCGCTGATCTCACAAGAGCAGATTGCGAGGGCTGAAGGGGATGAAGTGCTTGCGTCATCTTTAAGTGCACTGCAAGCAGTGGCCGGAGGTCACACTGCTACCTTGAATACACTTTCCAGTACTGCAGTGGATGCGTTTGAAACCCTAGTTCAGCTTTCTAACTCGTTGTCTGCTCAGAACTATGTTGTTACTCGTTCGTCAGACGATCCTGCGACATCAGGGGCACCTAACGAAGGTGACTTCTGGGTTCAAGTACCAGAGGACGATGCTGCCACTGGTCCTTCGTTACTCTTTCGTTGGGAGTCAGGGGCCTGGGTCCCTGCATCAACTCTCTTTGGTGCCATGGCAGGTATCCAGGCAGAATCTTTGGCTCGCACAACCGCTACAGAATCTTTAGCAGAATCCATATCCTCGTTGTCTGCATCGACCGAGGAAGGGTTTGCAGGTGTTACTGAGACGGTACAGGCCCTGGCTGATACTACAGGGGAGCTAGGTGCTTTATACACAGTGTCGTTAACAACCACGACAGATGGTGACGGGAACCCTCAGAACTTGGTAGGTGGTTTCGGGCTGTATAACGACAACAGTACTGTACAGGCTGGTTTTGATGTCGATAGTTTCTGGGTAGGGCGTACGGGTCAGAACGGTGTGAAGCCCTTCATTATTTCTGACGGTGTGGTGTACATCAACGAGGCTACAATCAAGCAGGTAACTCTGGACAAGCTACGGACAGCTAGTGGGGGTGTCGTCCTTCAAGACGGAAAGATCAAAGCAGATCTACTGGACGTAAACACGGCCACTTTCAGTGGAACTCTGAATGTTAAGTCTGCGGAATCAGGTGCTCGTATGGAGATCAAGAACAATACCATCAAAGTTTATGATGCGGATGGGAATGTCCGCGTCCACATCGGAGACCTGTCAGCATGAGTATGGGGTTAGCTTGCTATGACGCCAATGGAGCTAAGGCCTTTGGTTCCGGACAACAAAGTAGCATGGTTGTCTATGATGCTGTCGTTAACTTCACAGAGAACGTGTGGAAGGGTTTCTCTGGGTTGGGTTTAACCACAACCAATTGTGTCGTGACACTTTCTACGGCCGTGGTGCTCTACGGGTACATTGAAAATGGGAATCTTTATTTGAAAGCACCTTATGGGGATACCAGTTTGCGTGTGACTATTGGGAAGATTTTATGAGCTTTGGTATCTCCCTTGAACGTGGTGGTAATGTTCTTGAGAAGTTCGATGGGACGTTCAGGAATTATCGTGTCGTAGAGGTCCGTGATTTTGAGGAGCGTGCTTGGCCTCTTACTCCAGACGGTACAGCAACAAGTACGAGTTTCCGGACATCCCGTGTAGATTTCACCCATGAGCACGGTGGTAATGTGTTGGTCTTACGCCGTTACGTCAGTTTCCGTACAACCCCGTATGACAGTGGTGCTGGCGGCGTGTACGACACTTACTATGTGACCTACCGTTACTTGGTTTGTGTCTTGGATACTGCCAGTAGTACCGGTTACGGTATCAACATTTACGATGCGGAAGGTAACACCGTCTTCTGTAGTAACAATAAGTACGTACAGTTCTTCTCGCAAGAAACCATAGCGAAAGAAGGAACCAAGACCATCCCTACTACGCCAATTGCAGGTAGTTACGTCTACTACCTTATTCATCCTGTAGGGGATTACCGAGGATGGTCTGCGGTAGGAGGTCAAGGTGGGAATACGTACTACTTCATTCGGTCTCAGCAACTAGATCAAATGAGTAACAACGTGATGCGTGCTTATGTCTCCAGTACGCGTTCGACTTTCTACTCTGTGACTCCTAAGTCTTCTCCTATGATGTTCTCTTCGCGTGCTGAGGCAGATGCTGCACAAGGCTTTAATGGGCAGGTTCCATTGTGTTACGCGACATACAAAGTGTAAGACGAACCCGAAATAACCAATAAAACTATCTTAAGTGCCTAAGATACCTCTGTTTTATTTAATGGAGGTGTCTATGGCACTACCTACCTTATTTGAGTTGGTGGCCGGAGATGATCACGTCTTACGGCTTGAAATCAAAGATACAAACGGTACTCCCGTTTCCTTGGTTAACTACACCTTTCACGCAACCATGAAAGCGTCATTAGAAGACTCTGATGATGTAGCTCCAGTACAAATCGATGCCGAAGCTCCTACCCGCCCTGTAGGTACGGTAAACCTTCGCTTTAACTCTAGCGATACTCAGAACTTGGAACCTCGTAAGTATTACTTCGATGTGCAAGCTGTTGGGTATGGCCGTGTTGTCACTTTATTCCGTGGGATGATCAAAGTACTCCCACAAGTAACTCAACGCTACTCGGGAGGTATGTATGCTGGAAACACCCTGTGAGCTAATAGTTGGTGAGGCTGTGATCGAAGGCGCCTTACCTGTAGGTCAGAACTCAATGGAGGTTCAGGTACGCGTGTCTCTTATGGACGCAGCGACAGCCGCCTTCATTGAAGAGGCGGTCAATGATGTGGTGCAGACAAGCCAACAAATCCAAGGAATTACGGGAGCTATTGCTGAAATCCATGAAGAGATAGAAGCACATTCTGCAGTTGTTCAACAAAAGGCAGAGGAAGTGGCTGCCTTAGTACCTGAGTTAGGTGACATAGACACAGTGCTACGCTTTAAAGGTACTTGGTCACCGTCTGGTGCGTTGTACCCCGACCATACACAACATGAAAACAACTCTGTGTTCGAGGCTATTGATTCAGGTGTTGTCGGAGGCGTTACGTTCAACAAAGGGGACTTGATCCGCATGACAGATGCTGGGTGGGTGCGTTATGGGAGTACGAGTGCTCCTTATCCTCTGACCCAGACTTCTACTATTTCATACGACTCACCTCAAGGTGCAGGAGCACCAGGAACAGTACAAGGCACCCATAAATTGGCGCGATCCATTGAACAACGCCAAGAGACTCCTTTAGGGTACAACTCAATCCTCCACATCAACTCAGAAGGCGGAGTGACGCTGACAGGTGCTACAGGGAACTTACGTATCCCTTTGAGTATTCCGGAGGACTGTTACCACTGGGGTATGTTGACGTGCTATTTGAAACTGTCACGTACAGGACAACCCGATCAAATCATCAACCATGCGATGCACTTTTATGCGACGCCTACTCAACAGTACGTAGAGCTTCTGGATGAGTCTGGATCTGTTATTAGCTTAAGTGGTGAAGAAGTTGCAATTGAATATTTGATTTCAGGTAGCCTCACTTACATCTACAGCGGTGGACAGTTCTAAAGGAGATGAGAATGAGTAAATTCCGTAAAGTATGGCGCTTCCTGTTAACCAATAAAGTGGTTGGTTTCGTTGGCGATGTTGTTACTGGTTTGACCTTGAACAAGGTAGATGACGCTATGTGGCGTGCACGTAAAGCCCTGGTTCAAGGAGACACTGAGGCTTTTGAAAAGGAGCTGTCGGCTACCTTGGATGAAGGCAAGAAAGTGGTTGAACACAAAGCTGAGAAGTTGAAGCAGAAGCTGGAACGTAAAGCAAAACAGAAGCTGTTCTTCCGTTTGCTGAGCAATAAATAAACAAGGGGCCTTAACGGCCCCTTTCTTTTAAGTATTGTTGCGGCACCAACTTTCCGGCCGTCCTACTTCCCAGTCGATAGATTTACGACAGTGATCGGGATCTACGACATCCAACATTTCCCCCACAATAACGTCCAGGAACAACCAGTTGAATACTGGAGGGTGTCCGTGGAATCGAGACTTACCCAAGCAACTGGAAATAGTTTCTCGGTGGTCATGGAAACGTAGAGCGTTACAGTACTTATCGTACGAAATCCAGATGTGGTAAGCACGCGTTGCTGCCCACTTACGCGTAGCTTTCGGGATACACAGTAACAGTAAACCGATACCCAGGACCGGTAGTAACAGTGTTCCCGCGATTACTGCCAATCCAATCAGAAAGGTAAGGATGGCGATACAAAATGCCTTAAGCGTCATAGGCAATCTCCTCTTCGTTAATGTGTTCTGGTTGGGTGAGTTTCTCCGCCTCTGCTCGCATCTCAAGGACCATAGCGTCGATCTCTTCTAACGGGGTAGGTAACGTACGCTCCTGTACCAAATTACCTTCTTCATCGAATTGATCTAACATCTCGCGCAAGATGAAGAGTTCCTGCTTGCTCAGGAACCAGCTAGGAGAGACTGGCTCACCTTCAGCATCGGTAAAGCCTTCGGTACCACACAAGATAACGATCTCGAGCGGATGACCTGATGCTGTTACTTCGATTGGTTTAGGCGTAAGGAAATGGTGATTAGGTCGTGGGGTAACGGTGCCGGCCACGAATAAAGAGCACCATGCCCCTGCTTGACGTTTTGAAATACTCATTAGACGATCTCCCATTTCTGTCTCACGTAAATACCGGAATACTGTACTGTCCCGTAGTCAGTACCTGGCATGAACAAGCGGAAGTTATTAGTGTGCGAACTTATGATGTCGCCACCAATGAAGCGAGTACCTGAAAACTTTCCTCCCGTAAAACGGAATAGGTTGTTTGCAGGTACTGCATTCTGCGTTGACCAACCATAAGCTGCGTGCTTGACAGCCTCACCCGAAATGATGGCACCAAGGGTAACGAGGCGGTTAGGGATATTAGGTGCTATGTCCCAATACAGATAACCGTTAGTGATGTACTCGTTTGGTAACTTGGCCTCAGTTTGGTCTGCCAGGTTTTTACCTAACCAGTACGACCATTCCCACCGCTTTTCCAGGTAAAGCCAATTCCCTTCTTCACCGTGCACCATGTTCTGAAGAATACAACCTTCCCACTCGCTGATGGTGATTGAGGAATACACCGAAGAATCTCCAATTGCACTTCCGGAACGAAGGTAAACATGGATAGAGGAGGTTTCAGGGACCACAACGAATTCTGAGACGCCCTCAAAAGAAGGTACCCAACCTGTGTAGTAATTCCACTGAGGTACACTGGGGTTACCTACAGCAAGTGAGTTTTCTCCTGAAAGTCCGTCAGCCCTACGTACACGTATTTTATACGCTTGACCGGGTGTTAAGTTGTGAAGAGCCATTACAGCACTACCGCCACCAGGAGAAGTACGTGTAACACGAAAACTACCATCACTCATTTCCGTGGTTTCTGCTGCACTCTCGGGAACAAAACTATCAAAACCTTCTAAGAGTAGACTCCCACCCAGGGCCGCGATATTAGGTTGATAGTCTGTGTTATGCAGTGACATGGGGTAATGAGCTGCAGTTTGCATCTCCCCAGTCTCAGAGGGGCGCTCAAGTTTAAAGTCGAGAATACAACCTTTTAAGTAGACGGTTGCCGATGAATTCCGTCCAAATGCGTCAATTGATAGGCCTTCTGTACGTCCGGAACCATAAAGGTCAGTGATGTCTTGACCTTGGAAAAATAGACGCCCTCCTTCTCGTTTGAACACTAATGTGTTCACCTTATGCGGTACAAATGTACCTTCAGGGAAATCATAGTTTCCTGAAAGAAGACGGATTGAGCCGTTACCTGGACCGAACACAGAGAGACGACTACCCCAATTAGTTTGGTTTCCGTAGATGTAATTATGGGTGTCAGGATCAAAAATGAAGGTACAGGTAAGTACGAAATCCTCGTTATCGTCTACGGTAACCTTACGTGTAAGCAGCCCGTTCTGCGTCCCGTCCCACTCAGGGACCACGCGCTTAATCAGATGTAACCCTTCTTTAAGACGTACAGGAATCTTCCAGGGACGAAGATTCCCTAAACGTGCAGGCAACTGCATTAGTACTGTCCAATGCAGTAAGTGAAGGTTGCACCCGTTGCGACAGGTACTAACTGAATTTCGGTGATCAACGGAGTGTTGAAAAGTCCACCTTGGTTTGCGGAGAGATCCCCATCTTCTAGTACAACGAATTCGTCCATACCCAAACACTTAACGCGAATTACGGCGTCAACAGAACAAGCAACAGATAAGCCACTGTAGTTGGGTGAGAGAGGTTTGGTTAAGTCACCTGTGTTTGTGCCTTGTTTTTGAGTTGTAAGGTTAATGTGGGCCATAACAAAGCTCCTGTAGTTGAATTACAGGTACTTTAATGAACTAAGAAAAGATTATTGAGAAAAGGAAGGAGGCTCTTACGAGCCTTTTAGGGAGTGCTTACGACAACAGATGTTGCGTTACACGTTGGAAAGATATGTTTAGTAGTTGACTCTCTCCTTGGAGCAGGAAAATGGCTAAAACCTATAAAGAAGAAAGCCAACTACTAAACAGTCTTAAAGGGAGCTTGGCCGCTCATCAACTGCGGAGCAAGGCAGGCCTGAAAGACTGTATTGAAAGAGTACTCCTATGAGACAGAAGTACAGGAATTTTTGCGTATTGGTGAATATCTCGTTGTCACGATTCTCCGGTTTACGACTTACACCGGTATTACCTCCAAACCATTACCCTCCAATGTACCGAGCCTTTGGCGGTAGTCATGTACTCTAAGGTCTTTTTACGGCAGTTCACTGTAGTGATTGCTTACAGAGCAATAGGCTATCTCTTGCAGCATTCTACATTACCTGCCGGGAGTATATTCACGCACCGGGACTCTTTAATCAGCTATGACAGCTCCGATGCTGATATAGTTGTTTGCCCAATCAGAAGCGTACTGTTCAATGAGCTTGTCTCGTTCTTCTTCGTTACTACTTTCCCACTCTTCCTCGTCAATATCGATGATGTCTTCTTGACGTGCGTTAGCGAATCCGATCGAGAGGGATACTTTAAGCTGGGGCATGAAACCTCCTGTTGAGTGATTGAGGTGGCTGGGAGTGAAGCCAGCATACAAGCCCTTACCCTTAACCGGTGTAGGTAAGAGTTCAGACGGTATTCTCTAGGTCCGCGTCTTTCGGAACTCATTTCATGTACTTCGTATGTGATCTGCATACAAAAGCCCAGGTCACCATCCTGGATTCACCTCAAAACTGGTTTAAATTCTTATTGGCTGATGCTTCTCTGTCTCGTGGTCTTTGAGCAATTCTGTGTACCTAAGCAGGGAATCGAACCCTGAACCTCTACTAACCGCTGCGGCCGCCATGTTGACCGACTTCTGCGGGGGTTTAAGGGGCCATGTCGTACCCTCAGAACAGAGAAGTATCACCAATAAGAACTGGATGGTAACGGAGGAATCGAACCTCAGAATCAGTATGCGCCTACTGTTCACGCCCTAAAGCAACCAGCTAAAGCATTCCAGGACTGCTGACGTGACGTTACCAATATACTGCCCTACTTTATCGAGAGCATAAAAAACCCGGAGGGTTTCCGGGTTCTCTTGTTGGTACCTGTGTTAACTAACGTACCTAACCATATTCCATCTGTTCTGGGCGGTTGAGCAGCATACTGTTTTTCTCAAAAACAGGACCGAACAAGACAGATGGAAAGGTTAAGCATGTCTCCGCCTGGTTGCGTACAAATGCAACTTCGATGAGGAACTTGAACATGAACTCTCCTTTCAACATTTGGTGACCTTAACAAAGGTCATTTTATTGTTTCTGGTTTTTTGTTCTTCTGGTACTTCCACCAGAGGTAATGCCCCAAGAGCGTCAGAGGCCAGAAGGTCAAACAGAAGTAGAAGACGAGAGAACGTCTTGCCTGGAAGAAATACACCACCCCTCCAAACCAGATAACGTAGAGCAGTAACAACGTTATGTGGAGGACGATACCTTGCTCAATTGTCATGGTTCTTGGGATAGCTGCGGAATCGTGGGGTAACGTGGGTAAGGCTCTTCTTTACAGCGGGTAAGTCCGTGAAAACGGTGGAGGTACACGCCTGTAGGGCACTGCAACAAGATAGGTAAAGCGTTTGTACCAACGATACATTTAGTGTATCCGTCGGTCTGGCTACCAGAGCATGACAGGCGTGTGCGCTGGATGTTGTGCGTTTCAATGAACGCTTCTGCAGCCTCCATAGCACGAGATTCAACTGCTGAAGGGGCGTTGTACAGGCCGACGTAAACACCTGCAATGGATGGTACTGTGATGACAAGCATTACCAGTACGGTCATAAGGGAAGGCAAAGTGATCTCCTTTTATTGTGTTCAGTTTTTAGGGTGAAGCGTCGGAGACGCCTCTAGTGCAATGTGGTAGATGGCTGGTGGATGAACTTACCTTCCAGATCAAGAGGACGTTCTTCATCCTCTACTACGTCCTGTACTTCTTCCTGGTGATGTTCCAAAGCACGCTGAACTACAAGGTTTACTGTTCTTTCTGATGTCAGGGTGTCCCAGGTTTCTTGTTCGATGTCTTCGATGTATCCACCATCCTCTTGTACTACTGGGTAAGAGAAGGTAGCCAATCCTACTGTCCCTGATGGGACGCCTCGTACATCTTGTAAGAAGAATGAATACACCACTTCTGCAGTGCCTTCGTCAGAGTCAGAAGCAGGTACGCGAGTGACTCCAACCTGGGCACCACAAGCCTCTACTACTGTGAAACGGTCAGTCATAACTGCCTCCAAAGTTATCCACATTACTGCGGGAAAGATGTTGTTTGTTTTGTATACAGGAGAGAGAAGAAAAGTTCGTAATAACTGACGTAAGTTGTTGATTCTTGGTAGGGCGTTTCAGGAGGTAGTATTACAGAACTTTCTTCTGGGACCCGCATGGTTACGGGATCAAGCAGCGGATTGAAAATCCGCGTGTCGGTGGTTCGATTCCGCCTCTGGGCACCACTTATTACAAGGGTTGTGGGGTTAGTGACCAATCCGGCAATCCAAGATTCGGAATACTCTTTCGGAATATAAAATCCACAAGAATTTACTGCTTTCCGCTCACAATGTGAGCAGTCTTGTGGATTTTTACTTAGTCGCCTTCCCTTTCTCAAGTTTCAGTCGATAGCGTTCTGCCATCTCCCGCGTCTTGTGTTTCAAGTCTTTACCATCTGTACCTGCCTTCTTCTTCAAGTCGTGATTCCAGAAGTTCTTCACGCCCGTAACACGCATCATGTTGTAACGTGCTTTGTTGATGGCAGACTGCGTAATGCGTTGACCTCGTGTGTTCTGTACGATCGGAGTCTGGGAAGGTTCCCTTCGATCACCTGGTTTGTGCAGAGCGGTGGCGAAATCGATAGCAAACTGCAAGTCTTCTGAAATTTCGACCAACTCTCCCCGAGAACCCTTTCCTCGAATACAGCGTAGGTACTTCTTACCGTCTTCGTACAGGATGTCTGACATGTTGAGGTTCCAGACCTCATGGACACGTAACCCACACAGGTAAGCGATCTGCCAGAACGGGTAGACCCATTTCTGCCGGCTTTGGAGTGCGGCTTGGAGTAGCGCATCGTAATCTACGTCTTCGGTATAGACCTGACGAATGTTCTCAGGGAACTTCATAGTCTGTTCTGCGGGATTACCCTGCATCCCTTCAACGTACTGGGTAACCCACTTGAAGTAAGTGATAAGGCAGCTACGGTGCCGGTTAGCGACGATCGGTTTGCCTTCTGTTTCGATGACTTTACCGTTGGCTTTGACAACTTTCTGCGGAGTGTTCCAGTAATCCAGGTACTTACGTACATGGGTTGGACGTACTTCTTGTGGGTACATGGCACCGAAGACGTGACGTAGCCCATTGTGAGTCGCTCGACTGTTCAGCTTGTCAGGATCTACGACAATGTTGATGTAAGTCTCGTACTGCTTGTCCTTTAACCGTGCAAACTCAGGGGAAGCCAGGTATTGATCAAACCAGTAACTGTTATTCTTCGGTTGGAGTTGTTCTGCAAGATGGTCCTCGTAAGCCTTGTAGAGAGCCGCTTTCACAGCAGCATCTTCGATGATCTTCCCGTTGACCTTCTTAAACTTAAGTAAGGTCGTAGCTTTCGCTTTCAAAGGGCGATAAACATAACCAGTTTTATCGCGGTACACGCGTTCCGGCATCCACCGGTCAGCAGGTTTACGTGGACGTCCCATTACAAGTTGAACCTCTCATCTGCGGTCGTGTTCTCTGTGGTGTCACGGAGGTCGACACTGGTTATCGGTACTATTGGTTTCCCATCGTTACGGGTAAAGAAACGGATACCGTAGTTTTCCAAGGCACGGCGTTGTGTAGCAAAACGTTTGGCGTTAGTCATATACACAACTTCGGCATCGGTAAGGAATGCGCTGGGAGGGTTAGGAGCTGCATCGGTCACTGGGATTACTCTCCTGGTTTGTCTGTTTGTCTTTCTAAGGCGATAAAAAACCCCGGATCACTTATGTGCCGGGGTCCCTAACCATCTGAGTACATCACTTTCGAGCAGCGTTCCCTAAAAATCGGGAGTATCTTTTCAACATCTGCGTCTCGACTTCCTGGAACACTTTACCACCGACATGGGCTGCAAAAGCAACCGCAATAGGGAGAGTGAACCATTCTGGCGTCTCAGCAGGAAGAAAAGGGTATGCAGTGAACATCATGTAACCACACAGAATAGCGGTGAGAAACTCACTCACTACCCATAACAGTGAAGCCTGGTAACCGTTAGTTACCCGCCGTGCTATGGAAATGAAGCCACTGACCACACTTACAATGATCGCTCCTATTAGGCTTTGTACCTCTGAGAAATAATCATTTCCCATAATATGTCCCTCTACTTCAAAGTCGGAGGGATTGTAGCTTTACTGAATTTTGGGTTTCTCTTTAATTACGTCAGCACGGAACGAGATGTTCCTTTGCTGAGGTTGTAAGAGATAAGGTCGTTTAATCTTCGTGCATAAGTCTTTGCCTCCTGCTCGTCTCTGACCTTGGTCTTTCGACCAGGCAGTAACCAAAATACCCCCTGCTCGTCCTGATCGGCTTTGATGTCAGCCAGTCCCACACGTATGTCGTTGGTTGCAGCTTCTTTAGCTTTGGAACGAAGAGATACACCCATAAAAGTCTCCCGAGGGAAGTTAAAGTGAAAGAGGTTCGGCATCAGGGCCTAATCTCGAACTGACTTGGGTGAAGGTCAGTCATTTGCTCAGCGAGTACGTTGAGACTCATTCACTTGGTTTGAGGCTGCACTCTCAGCCGGGAAGGAGAACCCTCCACTACTGAGTAAAAGCAACACTCCAATGGCTTTGAGTATGTGCATAAGCACCTCCAAAGCAGTGCCCGGAAGGCACGTTATGCTCGTTTCTTCTGGGCTACGTGCAGCCCTGGGATCTTCTGCAGTAGTTCCACACCGGTCATATCGTCATGTTTGTAGTCATAAAACACGGCAGATAAACCAAGAGTGCAGATACGTTTAGCGCATTGGAGACAAGGTGCTCGGGTAACGAACAAGACTGCGCCTTCGGCAGGTACGCCTTGACGTGCCATCTTATCGAGAGCGTTCTGTTCGGCGTGCAGTACTTCAGGATTTGTCTTAGGACGGATACCGTCTGGATGGGCATCACAGCGAACGTAAGTGCTCTCACATTCATTAGGGAAGCCAGAAGGCATACCGTTCCACCCTACTGAGATCATGCCCGTCTTAGTTACAACAACAGCACCGACACGATGACGGGTTGCTACCGATTCACGGGCAGCGGCGTAGGCCATTTCCCAATACAGCGAGTGGTACTTTTCTTTTTGGGGATCAAGCATTGAAGTCTCCTTTGCTTAATTCTCTATACACAAAGGAAAAAGAGATTGTTGAAATTTTACTCAGTCCATTCGTAGTCGCAGGCGCGACACATGAACTCGTTGGTTAGGTCGGTTTCATCACGGTGGGTATGAAAACCTTCAGGCGCTACATCCTCACCTTCGCTGTCTACTGCTACAAAGAATGCGGCATATTTACGAGACAGTTGGTCCTGACATCCACACTTAGGACAGGAGTATCCAGTACTCATGCCGCAAGCAGTTCGCGTCTGAGACGATAAGAGATGGTGAAGCCAACAGCATCGGCTACTGCGAACAAGGTTCTTGCTTGAGGTGTTTCTACAGCACCACGTAACCAGTTATTCAACGTGGCAGTAGTTACACCTGCGTAGTCGGCAACTTCCTGTTTGTCGTAAAGCTGGAGACGCTTTTTAACGTCTTCAAAGAGCTTACGTAGCTCTTTAGGAGTTTCTGTTGCAGGTGTCATTTGAACATCCTCTCAGTGACAAGACCGAAATGTTTGAATTGTCCAGCCAAGGTGGAAACAAGCATCGTGGCTGGTGTGGTATCCCCTGTTTCAGGGTCGAAACCTGTAATAAGAACAGGACCCAAGACAGGTTCCAGGCCGTACCAGGAATAGACATTGATAGGCGTACCTACCAAGTCATCAGGGGTACGTAACAGGATCTCGTCATCAGCCCATGCAGCGTGGTGTGCATCGGGATAACCCAGTCCTGTTACGGTGTTGGTTTGGCAGTGTTCCTGGATGGATGCGAGAGTATCTTCCCCCAAAGTAACGGCGGAGATGACCGCACCATTAATCAGTAGTGCTCTCATGCGTACCCTCCAGTGCAGGGAGTAGACGGGCACTTGTGCCCAGGCTACGACCCAGGATGTTCTGAGTCATCTCGATAACCTTGTCACCGCCTGTAGTGTTCTTCAGTTCTTCAACGAGTAACGTGGCTTCCAGTTCTTCCATGTACTCATCGATGTTGTACAGGCGATCTTGTAACTCTGAGATTCGTTCTTCACATTTAAGTACGGCTCGACGTAGGGCAAAACCTTTCTCGATCTTTTGGATTTGTTGTTCGGATAACTCAACAGCAACTGTACGTGCAGCGATATTGCTGGTGTCCCCGTCTTTAAGACACACATAACAATCAATCCCTTCGATACGTACAGCAACATCGAATGTGTATCCAGGTTTGTGGAGGACTTCTGAGATACGTTCCAACTGAGGGGAGGCAAACCAGCTACGTATTGTGTGTACGATTGAGTATTCCGAGAAGGTTAAGGAAACTTCTTCACGTTCTTCCAGATCGGAGAGTTCGCTCAAGGTTTTAAGTGCTAAATACACTTCGTCAGATTCGACTACCGTTACAGCATAATGACCAAGTTCTGACACCAAATTATCGATGAAAGGTGTTGTATAAGAACGTAACTCTTCCTTACGCTCTACCCACTCTTTCTCGGCATCTTCTTTAAGGGTTTTAAGCTCAGTCTTCATAGCTTGTTTGCCAATTTTCAGTGCGTGCTGGCGGTTGATGTCATTCTGGTTTGGTACGATTTCAGTGCTCATGTTCGAGTTCCCTCGGTAAGTTCAACAGACCAGCCATAGTGGTTCTCGTTGATATTTAAAATGTATCGTCCTGCTGGTGGACGGGATTGAAGAAAAGCATCGACCTCTGTCTCTACGTTGTAGAACAGGTTGGATGCGTCAATTGGGTCGTGGAAACGTTTCTCAATTTTCAGGAAACCACGACAGAAGTGGGTTCGGATGCTTCGGAGAGACAGGAAATCAATCTCACCTTGTTCGCGCAGCTTCTCTGACACCTGTCCCCAAATCTCTGAGAGGTATTGAGGAACGCTCTTGAAGGGTTCAGGGTGAGGATCGTCCCAAGGTACTCCGTCGAACATCGCGAGAAGATCATTCACAACAAGCTGAGTAGGACAGGATTCAGCAAGCTGCCCTAAACCACGTACGAAGTACACTGCTCCGAGGGCTTCTACTTCATCCCACTTGGTACCAAACACCTTGAAACCGTTTACATGTTCAATGACGTCGTGGGCTAACATTAAGCCGGTACGTGATGGTGTGACTTCCTTGTGATAGGCCTGCCGTAGCAAGCCTGAAGGTAATACGTGAGGAACTCCCTCGGGATAGGTAAGTTCCAAGGGAATTCGTCTTTTCATATTTGGTTTACTTCTGAAAGGGTTTACGGCGCTTACCTGTACCCTTCCACTTCTCTTCTCTTGGAGGGGTGAGGGCACCGGCATAGTGATGCAGGAGAGATTGAGAGGTGACTTCTCGGTTCTCAACTAGAGCTATTCCAGGAGACTCTTTGAGGCTTTTCGCTATACATTCAGCGAGTGATCCTCTACCTATTACGGCTACTCGGGGCATTCGTTCACCTCCTTATGTATTTTGCAGGCTCTGTCCCAGCCCACGTTAAAGTGACTCTTTATAGCGTTCTTACTGTTACGTAACTCTTCTCGGTGGATGAGTAACGCGGCAGCGGGTGTGTAGGAGTCCAGAGGCTCTACTTCCTCTTCAAGAGGAGCCTCGTCTTCTTCCGGGACTACCTTTCCCTCAGAAGGAATTGAGAGAGGTTCCTGCATGGTTGTCAGGAATAAGCATCGGATACTTACAACATCGATCAGGACAGCTATAAGCAACATGAGTACTTGGTTAACCCAGTAACGTGCAGTATCTGCGTGTACGCCTGGATGCAACTCTATTGCCTCAATTCGCTGCAAAGACTGTGCGGCCATCTGACGTTGGAGGTCTGCTTTCTCTTTGAAGTTGATCTTTTCGTATTCCTCAGCTTTCGTCAGTGCTAATTCCCTGTCTTCTTTCATGGCTTCCACCAGATAAGAGAGGTCAGGAGAGGTTTGCACGTCAAAAGCTGTATTCATGGCTTGCCAGGAACACCCAACAGAAACCATGAAGAGAATGGCAGGAAGTACCTTATCTCGGGAGAGAGTAAGAGAGTATCTTGCTACTTCAAGAGAGGTGCCAGCCATTGCCCCGGTGTACTGAACCAGGACAGGATAAGCAGCCATAAGTTGAAACAGGTAGTAGGCAGTCGCTGCCGTAGAGAGTGAAGCTAAGAACAACCCTACCCAGAGGTTGATCCGCTGAGTGAGGTTTTGCATGTTGTTCCTTTAACTATCGTCAGAGCATGTGATGCACGTACGTGGGTACCCTACCGCAGGTCCGATGAGGACACCGCAACAGGAACAGAGACTACCTTCAATGATTTGTTCAGCAATGCTCATGGATCACCCCATATCGATTGGATCACGCCATCCAAGGAACACAGGCAGGCGTGGACGGTCTTTACGGCCATGCGGTTGATGTTTGAACTTCACCAACTTACCCAGGTACTTGTCCCGGTTGTGCCAGATATGTTCACGTTGTGCGATAGTGAAGCCGGTACCGATCTCAAAGGTGATGTCTGCACCAGGTTCACGGCATACCAGAGTACCCATCATGTTCATTGGTACTTTGCCTGCCTTCGAGGTTGAACGTTCGGTGTTACCCAAAGCATTCTTCTTGGCCTCATTGGCGTTGTGCAATTGCTCCACAAAACCAACAACTTCAGCTTCAGCATCTTCAAAGACTTTCAGTTTGAGAAGGATGCCTTGCTTGTCGGTACTGCGGCCGTACTTATACGGGCCGTTAGGATCACGTACCATGACGCCTTCGTAACCTTCAGCCAGCTTTTCCGCTTCGTACTCTGCTAACTTTTCCGGGGAATGTACCAGAACCTGCTCAACCATAGTGAATGGTGCGCCATACGTAGCCGCCAGTGCATGAGCTTCGTGTGCGCGCTCACTGAAAGGTGCGTCAGGGTTATTGAAACAATCAAACACGTAGAAGTTTGCTTCTGCTGGTTTGTCGTGAGACATCACTTCGCTGACTGTTACGCTGTACGCATCGGGAGCAGTAGGTGAACCAACAATCAACTCACCATCCAGTCCGTTGAACTTAGGGTCTGACAGGTATTCCTGGAGTTTTTTGTTTGGGATTGGTTTGAGAGATCGGGCCAGAAGTTGACCATCTTTAATGATGGCGCGAATACCATCCAGCTTCGGTGAAGCAACTACCGGGTAGTTGAGTGCAGTAAGGTCAGTCACTTTCCCCGACAGGAGAGGTTTGAATTTCTTGTTCATGTTGGAACTCTTTCAGTGCCTGTTTCCAGACGTGGTTGGCATCCAGGAGTGTGTAGTCCTGCATGGCGATATGAGGTAAGCCAGGGAGTAATGCTTCAAAGGCTTTTTCGAGACGGTTGCCTGCATTGATGAGGGCTTGGTGATCTCGTTGGAAGTTCTTCAGGATTTCGTCACGAATGTTGATGCTATCTTCAAGGCGTTCACTATAAATACAGATGCGTTGTTCGTGGCGACGTGTCCCTACAACCAGTTTGGACGTATCTACAGTATCAATAGTGGCCGCAGGGAACATGAATTCTCTGTCATCCGGCGGGATATTAACCCCTTCAGTAAGGAGTAAATTACCGATCTTCGCTTTATTCATACGCTTCTGTTTCTCCAATCCAGCAGTCTTCTCCCCGCTGGAGGTAATAGGTTAATCGGATTTGGGCTTCATCATAGGTGAGACCTTTTTCGAGAATCTGGTCGTCATCAGTGACGATGCACCATTTATGGTTTCCGTCCTTCATACATGACCTCCCAGGATGTGATTTTTTGATTGTAGAGGTACTCTTCGTGCTGTTCTTCTCTACGTCCACAGTGTGGACAGCGTTTACGGTATGGGTTGCCTTTGTATGGCCACTCCATGATGTCGTGGCAGTTGTCGCAACGAAGACCGTACCGATCGGCCCGGTAAGCCAGATACAAGATAAGAAACACGCATACGACTTTGGCGAGGATTGTCGCTCCAAATAGCCCTGCTGCCATTAGTGCATCGTTTTCCATATCACTGCACCGTTTTAGGTGTATGTCCGATAAAACCCACACCACAATCAGCACACGGCCAACCACCGGCATTCATACGAATACCACGCACCAGGAACATTGCTCCGGACTTGCTGCGGGCAGTCACTACGTAGAAATTCGATGCTTTGGCGTACTGGAATTTCCAGGTAAGAGGTTCTTCGATACCTTGCTCGCGGATGCGCTTTTTAGCATAACGAAAGAGACGCTCTTCCAGGTCTTTACCGTGGTCGTAATTGATGTGAGGTTTGAAATTGAGAGAGGACTGCTGTCCCCATGTTTGTTGTAAGGACATACAGCCTCCAGTGGTTAATGTACGTAGGGTGACCGGAGGTCACCTGTACACTTAGGGTTTGTTTTTACCTTTTGCGCGTGAAGCACTGAGTTTACGTAGCTCAGCCAGAGCACGCTGATCACCAATATCGAAACAGTGATCAGCCCACTTCAGTTCTTCTGCCGTGAGGTTTTCGTACTCAGGAAGAGGTGTAGTCATCATTACCTTCTTCGATTTGACGAACGAGGGTTTCTGCACTGTCTTGCAGATCTTCCAGGTCCATACCTTCGTGCATCTCTACAAGGAAGAGTTGACCATCGTCAGTACGGATTTCTAGAGAACCGTTGTCGAGTTCAACGGAAGTTACTTCAGCCGTGTGTGGCTCCTTATTGGTTAGTTGGTTGAGGGTTAAGCCGAGGGAGACGTAAACCATTAAAAAGGCAATACCTCCCAGCAACAGAAATTCGTTCTTGAGTGAAAAGACCGTAGCAACAACGCTTAGGAAGAAGAGGGTTGCGTAAATACATGTTTCCGTCATATAGCCTCCTCAGCAGTTAACAGGGTTGGCGATGATGTCAAAGATCCAAATGGCAGTGAGCAAAGCCCCTAAACCATAGAGGCTCCCTTCATCTGCAAATAAGGAAGCAGCCGTGAGCACTACGAACATGATTATTAATGCTGTGAGTGAACTCATGCAGCCTCCTTACGGGCGTAGACAGCCTCTCGGCACTTTTTTCGGATGTCTTCTACCGAGCACTTGGGTTTGAGGCCAATGGTGTGTGCCCATGATGGCCAGAAGATGTCCAGTTCTGCACCGATCTTAACGGTGTCGTGGTGAAGCTCTGGGAGTTCTTGCCATGACATACAATCCACCAGGTTACGGTTTACCCAATCAACAATGTTCACGTCATCACGGATGATGAGGTAAATCGCATCATGGATAAGTGCAATCGGGAGGATGTCGTTACGGTAAGTAGACTTCCATACGCGCCCCATGAACTCGTTAAACGCTCGATTGTTGAGTAAGCCATAGGACTGACCCATGGCATTACCTGCAGTACGACCTTCAGCTTCCGCTTCAGAGAAACGTCTGCCTGTCCCACGGCCGGCAGCTTTCAGGAGTGGAGTACGTAAGCGCAGACCGAAAGCAACGTCGACGTACCCGTCAACAGAGGCTTGGTCTAAGCGGTTCTGAACGTACTCATCACTGACTTTGTACAGCTCGTGGTAGTTAGCTTCAATCGCCTTGGCTTCAGCTTCAGAGAAGCCCAGGTTCTTCACCAACGTAATCCAGGTACCCTGGTAAGTCAGTGCAAAGGTAGGGTTCTTTGAGCGGCTACGGACAGCATCCAGAAGAGGATCTTTCTTAACTGCGAAAGACAATTCTGGTGTGATCTCATCAAACGGAAACTTGTGAGGCCAGTAACTGAATGCCCGGAGACTGTGACCGTCATACCCGTCGATATACACTTTCAACTTGTTAGGGTCTTTGGTCGTTAACGCACTGATGTAATCCTCGAGAGAATTAAAGTCAGCACCAACCATGATCCAACCTTTAGGAGCAGTGAAACACTCTTTAATCAGTTTGGCGTATACCGAACCAGAAGGGATATTCTGGAGGTTAGGATCGGATGACGACAGTCGTCCGGATACCGTACCCCCCAGGTTGAACGAACCATGCAACCAGCGAATATCGTTACCGTCAGCATCAGAGTGCTTAATGGCACGTTTGAATGCTGGGATGAACGCGGATAAAACCTTACTGGCTTTGGCGTGCGCTACTAACGTTTCCAGGATGCTTCGTACAGACTCATCTTTCGCGTGGTTGATCAGCTTGTCCAAGGTCTTCGCTCCGACTGCTGGTGCTTTAGCAGGCGTACGATCGATTACCGGTAAACCAAGCATGTCGTACAACAGTTCCCCTACTTGCTGGTTACTGTTCGGATTGAACCGGATATGCTGGAAGGCACTGAGCGGATGACGTTTCTTCTTGAGCGTTGCATTCTTGGCTTCCATTGCACGCACTTGTAGCATGGCTTCCAAGCGGTTCACTTCAGGGATGCGGTAGAAAGACTGCATACAGTCGTCAATGATCTTCTCCAACTTCGCTTCCGCTTTCAGGACCTTTGTAGGGTCCAGAGGCATACCTGTCAGCTCCAGTTGGATGATCGTTTGCAAGGACTCCTTCATCAAACCCTGGTAGAGGTTCAACTGGTTATCCTGGACCATGACTGGATACTGCTTGTCGTACAGGTAGTTGGTACACAGCCCGTCGACCAAGTTGTAACGCAACAGGCGATCAACAGGCACCTTGGTAATGTCCTTCACGTCTTCTGCATAGTTGCCTGCAAATTCGTGCGTCTGGGCTTTCAGGCCCAGTTCATTACCACCACATGAGTTTGTAGCCAGGTAAGTGATGATCTTGGTGTCGTCAAAGTTACGTGTCATGTAACGTAAGCCTGTGAGCAGACCTTCGTTGTTGGTGTTGTCTTCCAACATCCACAACACGTAAATGAGTACTTTGACGTCGTACGTTGCGTTATGGAAACGCATGTTGCCCTGATAATTCTCGAAGAACTCCCGCAGCCAACGACGCACCTGCATGTTAGGTGAGTAGTAGCTGTAACACTTATCTACTGGCTCTGAGTACTCCACCAGGTCGACCGGGAAAGCAATACCGTCGTGTTGAGACCAGGCAAAGGAGATCGTCCCGATACCTGCTTCGTTGTGACGTAAGCTGAAGGCTTCGATGTCCACAGACAAGAAAGGCTTATCCATCAGTGACTTCAAGGCTTCCTGGATGTCTGGATTACTCCGGGGATAACTTCCGTTCTTCACAACATCAAGCTGGAAGGTAGGGGCAGCACCGACCACTTCTTTAATGAGGGTATCGATGGACATCATCAATTTACCTTCATTAAGCGGGTTGTAGATCAGTGACTTGTGGTTCACACCCAAGGTCACCTGCATGTTTTCAAAACCCTTCACTTTACATGGCAACACGTAACCCAAGTGAGGCTCTGCTTTCCGTTCACCGGTTAAGATCTTGAAGTACGCAGCATCCGCGCAGTAGATCAGTTGTGTGCCTTTATCTTTCAGGTGTGGAAGCAGATCGTTCAGGTACTCTTTAATGAGTTTGACCGGTGCCTTACCTGACGAGTTGTAGTACAGGGAAGTAACGATGAGATCTTCTTCCGGTACGCCACCTGCAATAAAAGGCTTCAGGTAGTTATGCTCGACCTCTGCGCGGTCGAAGGCAGCAGATTTGATAAGTACTGCTACGTTACGCTTCCCGGTAGGGGTAAGGGTGAATTCTTGCATTGTCAGACCATCAACAGGTTAGTCATCGCCCGTTGCTCCAACATAGCAATGGATTTCTGGCTTTGTGAAAGCATGGAGTCGATGAGTTCTTGAGAAAGTTCCGCGTTACGGCATGGACAGTCTTGTTTCAACTTATCCAAGATCGGATGCAGTAACGTAGGGAACAACTTGTAGTAGTCCTCAAAGCCGTTTGAGACGTTGAGGACCTGGTTAACGTATCCCAAGACGAAAGGTAATTCGTCGTTATTTATCCGGTCTTTTTCTTTCATCAAAGCCAGATAACGAGGCTCCAAAGAAGGATGTAGAGAGTTGATTTTGGAGGCAGGGACGCGTGAATTTTTGTCGTACTGCGAGTGGTATTTGAACTCACCACGGTACTTCATTAAGCGTTGTTGATTCTGGTTTAGGCCTGAATTTTCGATGATGAGTGCGTCCATTTGGTTACTGAACTTCTCATCAACTTGTTCGTACAAGGCCGCGTAGATTGAATCTTTGATGTGGGCCTTAGTTTCAGGTCCATAAACCATGTCGCTCATTTAATATCTCCGAACAAGTAGACGTTGTGACGGGCACGGCTCGCCCCTACATAGAGGAGACGTGCGATTGTTTCCTTGTCGAAGCAACCGCCTACATCGTTGAGGTCAATGAATACAGAGTCGTAAGTACTACCCTGCGATTTGTTGATTGTTTGTGCGTAAGCCGGTCGGAGATCGGCCCAAGTTTCCATCAATTCCTTAATTTGAAACTTAGCTCCAGCCGCTCGAAATTCCTGAAGGAGTCGTGAGTGCTCGGCGCTGTTATCAGGAACGAAATAACGACGCCCTCTGACAAGGTAAGAACACCCGTCGACGCCGTGTTTCTGTTCTTTCAGTGGAGCGTGTACAGTCACCGTCTCGTTGTTCTTGAGTGGCTCTTTACCGTGTACGTAGCTGTTTACGAACGCTGTACTTCCATCACGCATGTGAGAGTGTCCTGTGAGGTGTTCAGCGATGTAGTTGTTGTACTTGGTTACTGTCTTGTTTCGCCAAGCCAAGATACGAGAATCTTCTTTACCTTCACTAAAGACGGCACAGGCCTTGGCCATGAATGTGTCACCATCCAGGTGTTGGATAACGTTTCCATCTGGATGGAACTGTTGGAACTGCTTGGTATATACCGCATTTCGCAGCATGGTAGATAGGTCAATAATGGGATTACCTTCCGCTTGCCGTACGACCTGTGTAAGGCGTGAGGTTGGAAACCCTACATTAAACACAGGGGCTGTTTGGGCACCTACTCCCAGTAGCTGCGCTGGGTCACCGATAAATAACACTTTGACAAACTTTGCTGCATTGGCTCGATCTACGATGATCTTAAGCAACTTATCGTCTGTGTAGCTGGCTTCGTCGATGACCAACAGGACGTTAGATAAGGGTGTGGTGTAGTCGCCTACGATAGACGTAGCACCCGTACCGTAGTTGGTGTGTACACGCAGACCGAGGTAGGAGAAAACAGTGGTAACGTCCATTCCTGTTTTCTCACTCAGTGCCTCCGCTGCCTTATGGGTAGTAGCAGTAAGTGCCACTTCAATATCCAGGCCAGGGTGACTCGGAGTGATGAGGGTGCATGATTTAAGTTGAGTGCGCAGCCCTTTCAGGACATCTTGCATCAGTGTGGTTTTACCGGTGCCACTGTAACCTTCCAGTACATGAAACTTGGAGGTAGGGTCGGCAATGAATCCAAAGATCTCTTTCTGGGCTTGCGCCTGATCTCCGGTTAAAGAAAAGGCGCTCATACGGTGTCCTTGGTTTGTTAGTCAGTGGGCGGATCGAAGTGGATAGTTCGACCCCAAGGTGCTTTATAGCTCGGGTTCTCGTTGATGATCCAAACCCAGTTAGAGGAGTCACGGCGCTTCGGTTCGTAGAAGTAACCGTCCGTAAACACCACAACAATGTTGGGTTTGTGCTCCGCTACCCAATCACATACAGGCTGTACTCGGGTCCCGCCGCCACCGTTGAATTCGACCTTATCGAAGTCTGTCTTCGTACGGACTTGATCCACGCCTACCAGACCAGATGAGAACTGAATCAGAGTCATCTTGCTTGGTTTCATTTTCGACATGATGCCATAGGCTTCATTAACGAAATGCTGGAACTGTTGCTTAGACACAGAACCTGAAACATCAATCACCACAGTGATCTGTTCGAGCTTCTCTGAATGACGTGAAGGCAGGATCGTAGGGAGGAAACGACGGTTAGGTCGGGATAAGGTGAAATCCCCTTTCATCGTTCCATTTAGGTACTTACGCAACAACGTAAACCAAGGAAGTTTAGGGTTGGTCGCTTTCTCTACCATCCGTCTCACTTCACTTGGGATGTAGGCGTCGGTACCACCTTTTGTCTGGTTCTGTGCACGGATCGCCGCTTTGGTGATCGCTTGACTGATGTCTTTAGCGTCTTTGGCGTTCGGTGCTTCAATCAGATCTTCGTGGTCTGGTTTCGCGTCGTCAGGCAGATCGTTGTAGATCTCATCTGCAGACAGTCCAGCGTACTTATGTTCATACAAGCCACCGGCCGGCATGGTCATACCAATCTTGATGAGTTCCGCGTTGATTGCGTAGTCACACGCTGCATTCCAGCGACGCATATCACGTCCTGCCAGTCGCAGCATGTGTTGCAACACAACGTGGAAAGTTTCGTGCATTAACAGGAAGTCACGTTCAGAAGGCCCCAACGACTCAAAGAAGTTGGGATTGATGAGCAAGTTCTTACCGTTTGTAGCTGCAGTTGGTACTTCTTCGGTGATGCGCCAGTTCAGACTGAACAGCACACCAGCAAAGAATTTCAACTTAGGGTTTGCCAGGACGCTCACCTTAGAACGCATTACGGCTTTTTCGATGGGCGTCATAACGATTCCTTAACCGAGGATGTGAGTATTGTTAAGTTTCCAAGTAGTGATTGCTTGGTGTTGGGCCAGATCTTTGTTACGAGAACAAATCTCACGGAAGGTAGTGATCGTGAACTCGATCGGCATACGTGCAATGAACTTCACCATGTCGGTCAGGTTCTTGTCATTTGCACCCGCTCCCAGAGCACCGGTAAGCGCGTAAAGCACAGAAGGTTCATCAGGGACTTTCAGTGTTTCTGGATTGGCCAGGATGTCCTTCAACTGAGGAAGTGATTGGTGAACGTCCAGGAACGCATCAAACTCAGTTGCAGCACCTTGACCAATCATGCCACCCAGAGCGATACGATCAGCGTCAGTAAGGCCTGTCTTGTTCTTCATGTACTTGTGAACGAATTCCCAGGTACGTGGGCAAGGGTAAGTAACGTCAGGGCTGTCTGGATCGAACTTATGCAGAAGCTCAGGTTTGAACGACAGGAAGGACGTAACACGGGTGTCGACGTTGCTGTTACGTGCCCATTCCAACCATTCATTCAGATCAACGTGTGTCTTCAGGTGAACCAAACGTGACTGAAGTGCTGAAGAGAGTTCTTCAGTAATGGCATTGTCGTCGTCCAGGTTACCTGCACACACCATCACTACGTTTTTGTGGATGTGGTGTTGACCTACCATACGGTCCAGAACCAGTTTGTAAGCAGCACGCTGTACTGAACGGTCAGCAGAGTTGAACTCGTCCAGGAACAGCAACCACCCTGTTTTATTCGCTGGCTTTTCATCTGAAGCCAGAGGAATGTAGCTTGGTGGTGCGTAGGTAGAACGTCCGCCTTCAGTGGAAGGGAAACCCTGAAGGTCAGTTGGATCACACTGACTCAGACGAAGGTCAATCAGTTCCAGGTTATGTTTGTTGGCGAAGGCGTGCACGATGGCTGACTTACCCAAACCAGGACTACCTTTAATGAAAGGTACCAGGCCTGCATGAGCGCACTGGTCGACGATGTTGGTGGCAGTAGCCAAACTAGCAGAAGGAGCACCTACAAACTGCCCTTCGATGTTTTCGTTATCTGACATGGAATGTCCTTGTTAAAATGATTCGATGAGCTTCGTCATCTTGTTACGTTTTGCATACTCTTCCTGGTTTTCAAAGGAAGGTACTGCGGTGATGTTCTTGGCGTATTCGACGCGGGCCTTTAACTCTGCAATAACGTCAGGATCATTGAAGTCTTGATCGTAGAACGTCGTCCAAGGTACTTGGAAATCCTGCATAACGGCCTGTTTCTCAACAGAGTTGCCTTTATCGTCGAATACGTAGGAATAGCGTGAAAGAGGTGGATCACCTCGAAGAAGTGCACCTTCAGCAAAAGATTCCAGCATGAAAGGGATCGACTCCTTTCCAAAGGCGTCAATAGTCTCCCTCCAGTGCTCCGGACCCGAATTAGCAAGCGTGATTGCTTGAACCTGACCGATTGCACCATCCCCATCTTTGATAGGGCTTTGCAGTACAGGTGCGATGTCAGAGGAATCAAGGATCTCTTTCGCTTTCTCCCAACCAGCCGGAAAGGTTAAGCGAGTTTCAGTCCCCATTCTGGTTACCCCATGCCATAGGGTTAAATGGCACTACTTCAGCAGGTGCTTTATCGAAACCACCTTCAATGAAGTACTGGTGAACCAAGCGGATCAGAAGACGAACACCTACCGTGTTGGAGGCGTACTCTTCTTTCACCTTCTCCATAATGGCGCTGAGAGCGTCTTCACGAGGAGAATCAGGGAACACACGTAAGTAGTTTTCCAGAAGTTTCATGTCCTTCAGGATGGCGTACATTACGTCCAGAGAGGCTTTCTTCAGGTTGTAAACCAGACTGACACGACCCAGGAATTCTGTCTTAACTCCCAGTTCAGCCAGACGGTCTGTGGTGATGTTGTCTTCACCATTGAAAGCACCTGCGAAGATAAACAGAAGGTTCTCTGCCGGTACTTCGTGGTACTTACCGTAATCACCAAAGACAGTAGCGTTACCGCCATCAAGGATCTTCAGAAATTCGTTCTGAACACCATTGGTGCTTTCGTGTGCCAGGTCGCAATTGGCATTACCACTGATGAACAGCTTGTCGAACTCATCCACAAATACGATTGCAGGTTGGTTCTGAACGTTGAAGATACCAGTCAGTGCCTTAGACAGACTGTTACCGGATAAACCTTCTTTGGTCAGGTTGGCTGCATTCACTGAGATCAGCGGCAGATCTTTCTCTTTTGCCAGGGTCTCAATGTTGTGGGTCTTACTGCTGCCGGAAGGACCGGTTAAGAAAAAGTGAGGACGGATCTCACCGGAAGTGTTTTTAAAGATTTCCAGTATCTGACGGATACTGTCTACAGATTGTGTGTTGTCCATTTTGCTCTCGTTCTTGGTTAAGATTCGAGAGGTGACCGGAGGTCACATGGTGATGAGGTTACCTAGCTGCTGCACTTTCCAACGTTCGTATTGCTCAGTCCAGTTTGTAGATTCTTTAAAAGGGTTCCGTTCACCAGACATTGAGTATTCATACCTGCGCTTACCTTGGGAGGTTAAAGTAAACCGTATGAATAAAGTCTTCCAGGTATTAGACAACCCTGGGATGTGTTCTGTTGGGTAGATCAAGATTGCCGGAAGCTCAAGTGCCTCTAAGAACTCCATAAGAGACACAGGCACCGGTTTGTGAATATCGAAAGTCTCTCCTGATGCTCTACGCTCAAGGGTAATCCAATGTCTTTTAATTGGTTCGACGTTTTGTAGAGCTTCTTTACAGGCTCCACAAATGAAGACTTGCACTACTTCCATAACTTATAGCCCTAGTAGTTTTAATATTCTTAATAGCATACGGGCACGTGACTCCGACGTTATGTACATCAATCCTTGGGATCAGAAAGCCTAAAATCAGCAGTAGCGTAAGAACCAAGATGCAGCTCCAAGAAATCAATCTCTTCCGCGTACTGCTTTTCGTCGGTCATCCATGCGATCACCTGGCTTGTGTTCAGGCGGGGTTGCCTACCCTGTTCAGAGTGCTCCGCAAGGTATTCTTCCTGCATGACCTTGGTATCTATCTCTATGAGGGCTTTGCACACTGTCAGCGTGCAGTAATCGCTATATTCCTCGGCAGTAACAGTAAATACAGCGTCTTTAGGTATAACTTTTATTTCTCTGAACATCACTCTCTCCGAACTAAATCTGGTGTTATTTAGGTGTTTTTAATGTGCGCCTTCTAAGGTAGGGGTAGTTTAAGACGTCGCTTACGCTCTGGCCAAAAGGTTTATATGGTTTGTAGTTGATGTTCGTAATACCACGAAACTTCCCCAACCCCATCGATGTCAAGGCAGTAGTTTTTCACATTGTCCCCTCCATAAGCATGGGCATAGGTGTACTTCACAGTGGCTTCCTTTCCGCTTGGAAAATGCGACATAGATGTACCGAGATCGTCAATAATCTTTACCCTTGTTCCGGGCTGGAACTTTTGTCCCTTCGGTACAGGCTTGTTTTTTACATTCTCTATACCTTGTTGGTATATTGAGTTTGCCTGATCTGCGCGTTCTTTGTAGCTTGTCATTTCTTTTCTCCTGTTAAAGCGTCATATAGCCAGTAGGTGTGAGGTATATCTCACAACCCTAATAACTTGTTCATTTTATAGATCTTCCAACGTTCCCTCTGCACTTCCCAGTTTATGTGTTGTAGATCTTGGTTAGGTCCACTACCCCGTAATGTAAGGTACCCACTTTCATTTAACAGATTCGACCCTGCGTAAGAACCTAACGTACCGGTGTGGACTACGTAAGGGAAATTAAGGTTAAGGTAGACCGTACTGGACTGCACCGGCATGCAAGTGATGAAGCAACAAGAGAGTTCAGTACCGGGAACTTCATACGACCAAGGTGTCCAGCTATACAAGTGACCTTCTAGTAGAGACGCTACCTCACTTTCAGGGAGTCCTGAGACAATCCAGACGTTTCTATACTGCTTAGACATTAAGCAGCTCCGTGAGTTTATTCACTTGGAATGCCTTCACTTGTGCCGGAGCATCTGCCCAAAACTTAGCCTCGAAGTGTTCATCAGGCTCAAAGAAGGCTGTACCTTTTTGACGGCGCACGAACCCGTCAAGCTGATCATGCCAGAAGTACCACCCACTTTTACCATCCCATGTGTAGATGCCTGGTACTTGGTTATCAATAAGGCGATTGAAAGCATTAGGCGTAGAGGCAGGCTCTATTTGCCAGTGATAACGTTCACGTCCCAGACGTTTGGTAGTGGTATACGGAACATCTGCAAAAGAAGGATGTGCATCTTCTGGTTTCACAGGGGATATGAAGTAAATCATGGTTTATTCTTCCAGTAGTTGAGTCATGCGGTATAACTTCCACCGCTCATATTGTGTTGCCCACCATTCATCCGATTGCTGCCAACCAGCCTCTTCCTCGTAATGGTACAAAGCACCTCCTTCACTCAAAACCATGAATGAGTAAACACCGCCACCATGATTTTGAACCAGTTCCCCTGGAAAGTTAGGTGTCAGGAAGCTGATGCAGGTGATGTAGTGTTTGAAGAGGGTCCCGTCTTTCAGTGGTTTCTGGTTCAGATTCTTTATCGAATAGCTTCGTTCGACGGCATGAAAAGGCTTAGACATTCCTGTTATCTGTTCTACAGACAGAGGTGTTATCAGGAAGTACTCCATAGCTCACCTCACTGAATGTTTTTCTTGGCTTCTTCCAGCACAGTATTTCGGTACATCATCAGTAAAGGATGAAGATCTGAGGCACTGACACCGAGTTGAGCTTCAATGATTTGTTCGGCTGCTTCTGTGGAATGTGCCGTCTCGAACATGGGATTAGGTTGGGATGGGGACTGTTGTGGGTTGTGTTGCATAGGCTGTCTTCTTCCAGTTTCCAGGCTGTCTGTCTACAGGCCTTACGTTATAGGGTCCATATAGTTGATAAAGACTAAATCTGGAAAGTTAGTATGTAGGTTTACCTTAAAAAGAAACCACCCATATAGGGTGGCTTTAAAAGGTGTGATGATCTACAGCAAGGTACGGAGTACCTCTGTCAATTGATTGGGTAGTTAGCTACTTCAATGTATTGCGTGAGGTCCATATCTCTCTGGATTGTGGTAGGTACTCCATTCAACTGGGTCAGGATGTCTTCCATAATCCGTCCCTGATTGATCTGTACCATGATTTGGTTGTAGTGCTTACGTAAGTGGTTCATGTTGTTTGGATGACACTTGAACTCATCGTGTACCGATAGGATCGGGAACGGTTTGTGCTCTAGTGACTGCATGACCATGCAATACATAGCCTCCAATAAAGCATCTGGAAGGTACTTTACCGACTCTTCATCGATTAAAGAGATGAAAGCCAGATCAGCAATACCAGATTCTTCGTACCGTGTGAGCATAGTACTGAAGTCATCTTCTACTTCTGACTGTACCGAAGCGACTTCCACATTAGCGAAGGTCCGACGTAACATTTCGTCTTGCATCAAAGACTTAACAGCAAGGAACCGCACTGGATCGTAATTACAACGACGATCCAGAGACCGGAGCAGCCAAGCATCCACGCTGTGCACTACATTAGCAGCGTTAGAGACACTGTAGTCTTGTGGTTCATTGGTTTTGAAGGCGTACGTAAAGGTGGAATGAGCAAGCTCATCTACCTCAATACGCTTCTCCTCTGTAACCATAACGGGAATGTAGACATAGTGATTGTCCGGCATTCTCCAGGAATGCGAGAGCGCGTCTGGGTTCCAAGAGGCAACCAGATCATTCAGTAAGTGCATAGCACCCGGAGCCACTTCCCACATGGATTTGTAGAACTCGACAAGTTCAGATGTATCCCTGCCGAACAACTTCTCAGGTTCTTTCTTTGATCCGTATAGCACCGTCATTACAGCCTTCTTGACGTCATCACGGAGGAATCCTAAAGAACCTCCCAGGTAATGCGCCATGAACTCTGCAACAGTACGGTAAGCGTCAGAGCGTACGTCTTGCTCAATCAACCCTGTCGCTTTGGCACCAGAGTAACAACCTGTCGCCGCAGACATGATCTGCATCCCAGAACAGACAGCATCAAAACCAACGAGATGACCGGTGGCGATACCCTGCTGAGCTTTACGGATAGTCATTACCGTTTTCTTGAACAGAGGTAACGTCTTCTTCTTGCAGCTCTCATACATTTCTTCCAGTTTGTTTAGGTGAGTATTAGCCCAATCTAAACGCTCTTCATAACGTAACCCATCGAGACCATAGTGATTAGCTACGTCGATGAGCAGGTATTCCCAACCGGTAAATTCTTTCATTGGTCGATCTCCAGTAATGAGTCCATCTTTCGTAAGTTGATGGCTTTATCGAGTTGTCTGATGCTTTCTTGAAGTGCTTCTATCTCTGCTGTTGAGAGACGGTCAGCGTTACGGAGGTAGGTGTTTTGTAAGTTTTGTCTTGCGGCTTCTAAGCTACTCTCTACAGTGAAAGGACTTTCCCAGTCACCCAAAAGACGTTTTCTAAAGGTATCTAGGTTTGTAGTATGTAGTAGGGTGCTGCCAGTGAGACCTACAGTAGAGAAAGCGTCTGCTTTATCATCTTTCACGGGTCCTCCAATAGTTGCCCTAGTTTCAGGTAATTAAGTCGTTTGTTGATCCAGCCCCACTCTGTGGTGTCCTCACCAGGATGAGGGTTACCCGGACGTATAAAAGACCAGTACAGGGACGCCCTCACTTCTGACAGTTGCTGCTCTGTGAATGTTTTGTAGATTTCTCTAGGAGGTTCAGGGAACCCCTTCATATCGATATTTCGAGCGTCTACTTCACAGGTGAAGCAACAGTAGGTGATGTTCCCGTGCTTACAATGGGACATTGAGATGAGCCACTAAATTACGAGCACCAAACCCTTTCACTTTGGTTTGACGATCGAACCACTTACCGGTGGTAGGCCAGAAGTCAATATACCCTTCGTTACCTTCCACCACATAGTGATGTTCAGACTTGGCTTCAAAGACAATGCTCTTTTCTTTCAGTAGCGCGAGTGCTGCTTCTTTCATGCTGCCATTTCCTTGTTCCAGTTAATGAAGAACTCTTGAGCCTTCTCCAGAGTGACATCAAGGTAGTACGCCACATGCTCCGCAGCACGGATCAACGAAGTTGGGTCCATGTTCTGTAGAGTGTGGAGGAATGCCGAAGCATCCTCTTGGTTAGGTTCACGCCAGGTTGCTTTACGCATTGATCCCGGCTGCATCACCTGCATACCTTCAAGAGGTCTGCCATGTACTTTCTTCTTACGTATTTTCGCCATTTGGTTTCTCCTTAAATTCCAGGTACGCCGGTAACCACTTCGGTATCGGCAAGATCAACACAGGCTTTCTTGTAAGCCGTGCCTTGTGGGTTGATGTGATAGCCCTGAACGTACATACGTCCACGTTTATCGTATTTGTTGAGCATGTAGAACCGATTGCCGGCAAGGGCCATGCGTCGGTACACCATCTTGCTGGTGGACACATGTTGCTGCCAGCGTTGCTGCGCCTCTACGGTCTCAGGTTCGTTCTTTGGGGTCTCAGGCACACTCATCACGAAGTCCATGTCCAAGGACAAAGGAACAGCGTTACGAGCGTTAATAACATCCAGAGAAGCGCACTGACTGTGCTGGTTGTACTTACGGAGAATCACTGAGTCCTTCACAGTCAGGTACCCTGATTGGAAGTTTGTAGTGATTGGTTCAGGCTCACAGATCATCGGTGGCAGATACTCTGCTTGTAAGATGTTCTGTACTAACTCTTCAGATAACGTGAAGTTGCACTGGACCATCAGAGACCCTTGAGCACCATTTTTGAAGATGTCGAAAGCATCTGTCTCACAGAGAACTGCGAGGATCTCAGCCGCAGTAGTAACGGCCGGCACACGATCAGACCAACGTAATGACTCTGCGAATTTACCGGCGATGTTCACCAGAGTTTCTGGGTACTGGCAATGAGCCACACAGACGAAAGCACTCACAACTAAATGCTCGAATTGCTTTGGTCGGATGGCATCTAACCGTTGGTTTTTGGAATCGTAATAATCCTTTACATGCCACTGCTGAAGCAGAGCAATACCTTGTGAGATCTTGCCTGTAAGAACAGGACTCTCACGTATTTCCTTTTCAATATCTTGTTCAATGAAGTGTTTCCCCAGGCTACATTCCACTTGGATTTGCGCCTGAGTGGGTGAAAGACGGACGTGCGAATTCATACCTAACTCCTTGATGGATAAGTCCTTGGTTGGCCGCTAGGCCATTTAGAGATGAAAAAGAAAGAACACCCGAAGGTGTTCTGGAGTGCGCTTAGTCGAGGACTAAGGCGTTGCTGGTAGCACCGATCTCTACGAATTCGTAGATGACCATGCCATCGCCCGCGAGCTTCTTACAGTTGTTTTCAGGGTCCTTACGTAACCACTCAATCAACTGCTTCTCACGTTCACGCGAGTTACGTAACGGAGTTCCAGCGATCTTTGCACGACCTTCGGCAGTAGGAAGGTAAGCGTTAAGGTAAGCGTCAGCTTTCCAGCTAGAGCCTGTGCCATTTTCTTGACGGTTATCTTGAACAAAAGCCATTTTTATTCCCTCTGGGTTGTGGATTAGTCCTAAGTTGGGCCTGTGGCCCTTATTGGTCTGTAGCGACCAGAAAAGTCAGTAAAGTCGCAAAATTTGCACAATTCTACTAATAAAGTATTAGCTATCAATAGATCTTCGACGAGTTTTTGACGTTAGTTGCCTAGCAAAAGGTCAACTGAAGTGGGTACGTTAGGTGACGGTTTATCGTCACTTACTTCAACGTGGACAGAATTCAATTCCCATTTCTTTTGGTATTTTGCGACATCTTCTGGTTCTACTGCGTGTACTACAACAGAGAATCCTGTCGTAAAAGACCCAACTACAACGATGATGTATTTCACTGATAAGCCCTTCTTTCAGGTGTAATTGACGTTAAGGAAATTGAGTATTTCCATCAGCGCATGGTTAGTGGTACGACGGATTAGTTACTTCGTCGATGGAGGAGAGTTGTTCAGATTCAGGGACAGCTTCTTCATCCACTGAGATACGTACGAGGTTTGGTGCAAGGTTCCAGTACGCCTCAGCCTCCACACGATGTGCTTCGTCTTGAATTGCGAACCGGAACTCATGCACACCCTTGTCATTTTTGAGGTGTACTACGAGTTCCATAAATGTTCCTTACGCTTTGATTTCGTCAGGTTGAGCGTTGGTGTTGAGTGAGATGAATGCGGTCTTGCCGTGCACAGCGGCAGAACAATCAGCGATGAACTGGACGTCATCTTGAGTATCCAACGTGAGGGTCAACAAGATACGACCAGCCAGAGAATCGAGCTTTGCAGCGTGAATGTTGTGACCATTCAACATCGGTGAACTACCACGCATGAAGTGGGTAGAGATGTTCTGGTAGTAAAGCTCGAGTGTTTCCAGAGCGATACGCTTAGCGTGACCAGGAGCATTCGCACGCATGTAACGTTGTGCCAAACGTTTTACTGTACGTTCCACCATATCCTGAGATGCGTTTGGTAATGCAGTAGTCAAGAACGTCTCAGCAAGATCAATTGCTAAGTCTTTAGCACCTTCCTGATCATCTTTGTAGGTGTCCAAGTTAAGAGCAGCAGTGAAGATTGCGTTAACAACTTGGGTGGTACTTACAGCTTGTTCAAAGATATTCATTTCTTACTCCGGTTTAGTTAATTGAGGGATTGTTCCCACCGGAGATGTCCGTAGGACATTTGTAACTACATTGGAGTTAGGTTGTAGGTAGATATAGGTTTAACGTGAAAAGCAGTTAGGGTATGGATTTGGTTGTATGTGCTTGGTTAGGTACTACCTAACCTCAGAATTATCTCTATCTCTCTCACGTATAGAGTTAAGTGAGTAGTACGAAGCTAAGGTGCTGTCTTCTTGAACGTACTGTCTCCAATGTGTATGTGTTTGTGTTGTGTACTGAAATAAAAGAGATCCCAACCATTAGGCTGAGATCTGTTGTTGTTACTTGAAGGAGACTTCGAGGTTGAGTTCCTCTGCTTTCTTCTTCGCTTTACCGAGTGCCTCCAGTTCGTAGAGTTCGGCTGTACGATTGGTGACTACACCTGTACGTCGGAACGCGTCTGCGTATTCTTCTGTACCTTCGAGCACTTTGACTGCGGTATTACCACCGCTAACGATGACCTTCTCTGTTACTTGAAAGGCAGTCGAGATTGTTGCGTTGATAGTTGATAGTACTGACATGATTAGAGTCCTCTTGTTAGGTTGTTGATCGGTACCACTGCTGGCCGGTAGGCCTTAAAACTCTGAGTGAAAGCTATGGGGGGGGGTATGTTTCCTTTTTCTGCTTTCCTGCGTCAGTACTGCTCTCATACCTAATTATGAAATTTTGCTGTAACCCTCCGGGTAAACTTTTCTGAAATTACTTTCCGACTGTCTGTATGTTCGCGTAACACTTAATTCTTACTAAGGTTCGTTATGACAACTGAACATTACATCGGTACTAAGCAAGTAGTTGCTACTGAAATGACACGCGCACAGTACAACCATTACCGTGGTTGGGAACTTCCTACTAACGAAGACGGTAACGACGAAGGTTATCTTGTTGAGTACTTGGATGGTGGTGAAGCCAATCATCCTGATCATAAGGGTTACGTTAGTTGGTCACCTAAAGACGTGTTCCAACGTGCATACCAAAGTAACGGTGCAATGACATTTGGTCATGCGTTGGAGCTTGCTAAAGACGGGCACAAGGTTGCGCGTGCAGGTTGGAACGGTAAGAACATGTTTGTGGTGTACATGCCTGGTATGTTGTTAGCCCTCGCTAATTCAACAGAAGGTGGTGTGAAAGTGAATGCACGTACCTCCAAGTTTATCGGTGAAGATAAGGCACTGGAAGTGTTGCCGTACTACGCGATGTATACCGCTGATGGTAAGTGGTTACCTGGCTGGTCGGCTACACAGTCTGATATGAACGCTACTGACTGGTACGTTGTTAAGTAACGCCTCCGCCCTGGTACTTTCTGTGCTGGGGCATTTTCCCAATAATTATTTCCCTCATTGTTATAACGGCGACTGTCTTGATTTAAAAATAAGGTAGTTACCATGTCTGATCGTATTGTCCTCACCCGTACTGCTTACCTGCCTGACGGTACCTTTGGTGAGTTGGTGTTCCCTAACGGCATTAAGCTGTTCACTGTCGAGAAACCATGGAAAGAGAATATCGTCAGTGAGTCGTGCATTCCTGATGGCGTGTATCGAATGGGGATGCGTGAGTCTCCGGTTGTTCGTCGTAGTTCTGGCGGTGAGTTCCACGAAGGTTGGGAAGTACTGGATGTGGAAGGACGTTCTTACATTATGCTCCACCCAGGTAACTGGCCGTGCAATTTCCAAGGTTGCATCGGTGTCGGTGATTCGCTTTCTTACATGACGGACAAACGCGGCCGGATGACGTTAGCCGTAACCAATTCCCGTAACACCTTCCGCCGTTTGATGGAAGAGTTAGATACTCGTTATGAATGGGAACTGGAAATCCGTCCTACCACTGGTGCAGTTCTTTAACTGGTTTTGCCCTGCTCCGGTAGGGCATTTAAAAATCTCAATAAAGTTTTTCACGATCCATACCATCCAGGGTAACGACGTACTGGAGAGTGTTTATGGATACTCAAACAATTGATCAATTTAAGAACTTACTGCCTGCCAATGTACGTAAGGTATTTGGTCAGCAGGTTATTGATCAAATTAATGCAAAATTAACCGACCCGGATCTCTTTGAGACCTATCGTGACAACCTACTCGGTTATTCCGGTGTCCTGGCGAATGGTAAGTTCAAATTAGAACAGTACGTTGATGCGGTGAAGTACTGCAGCCACCGTCTATCTGGTATGTCCCAGATCGAAGCCTATACGCGCACCTTTCCGGACCGCATGGCGCGGTACGCAGCCAGCGGGACGTCGGACAAAGACATTTCCAGCTACGTTTACTCCTACAACAACACCAAGCTCGTCACGTTAATCATGGAACAGGCGGCCATTCCTGTATGGCTGGCGAACATGGATAAGTTCCAGAAAGCCTTGAATGTGCAGTACGAGCTGATGACGTCAGCAGCCAGTGAGAAGGTGCGCTGTGATGCAGCTAACTCTGTGCTGACCCACCTGAAACGTCCTGACTCCGCGAAGATCGAGCTGGACGTGAATGTGAAAGAAGACAGTGCCATCGCAGCTCTCCGGGATACCACAGAGAAACTGATTGCACAGCAACGTCAAATGCTACAAGCCGGCTCAGTGAACGCTGAGCAGGTGGCACACAGTCCAGTCGTTGTCGACGGACAAGTCGAGCGTCTCTTTTGAACGTAGAGTTGAATAAAGCCACGCAAGGGATACGTGGCCTGAAACCAGCAGACGCTATTACAGAAGCCTTGCAGTCTGTGGTGACCGTTGATGATTACCTTAACCAGGTTAACTACGCGATCCCGCCTGATTACGTACCCAGTGATTTTGCTCTTGGTTTCGTTACGTTCATTAAATTGGTGAACGGTGAAGATGGTGAAGAGAATAAGACACCTATTGTTCACTACTACATGCTGGATACCCTTACCCATGGCGGTAAGCGTGTAATCAATCTCTGTCATCGGGGTATCGCAAAAACCACAGTAATGGGTGAATACCTGTTCCTGTACATCGCGGTGTATGGCGGCCTACCCGGTATCGATATTGATCTGGCTTTGTACGTGTCCGACTCCATTGAGAATGGTGTAAAGAACATGAGGAAGAACCTGGAGTTCCGTTGGGAGAACTCCGACTTCCTCAAGATGTATTTACCTACCATCCGGTTTACCGATATTCGTTGGGAATTCAATAACATAGACGGTAAACGGTTCATCGTTAAGGGGTATGGTGCTAAGACCGGTGTGCGTGGTGCCAAGGAGATGGGTCGACGCCCACAACTTGCTGTACTGGATGACTTGATCAGCGATGAAGATGCACGTTCAGCCACAGTGATCGCGGCAGTCGAAGATACGGTATACAAAGCAGTGAACTACGCACTGCACCCGAAGAAGAACCTGATTATTTGGTCGGGTACACCCTTCAATGCAAAAGACCCTCTGTATAAAGCAGTTGAGTCTGGTGCATGGGAAGTCAACGTGTTCCCGGTCTGTGAGAAGTTCCCTTGTTCCCGTGAAGAGTTCCTGGGGAGCTGGCCTGACCGTTTCACTTACGATTATGTACTTGAGCAGTATGAGAATGCTGTGAAGCTCGGGAAGGTAGAAACCTTCAACCAAGAGTTGATGCTCCGGATTATGTCCGAAGAGGATCGGGTGATCCTGGATAACGATCTCCGTTGGTACTCCATACGTCAACTGCTCCAGAACAGAGATAACTTTAACTTCTACATCACTACTGACTTTGCAACGAGTGCTAAAGAAGCCAGCGACTTCTCTGTAATCAGTGTCTGGGCATACAACAACAACGGGGACTGGTTCTGGGTCGACGGTGTTTGTAAACGTCAGCTCATGGATGCCAACATACGGGACCTCTTCCGTCTAGCCGCTAAGTGGCGACCTTTATCGGTAGGTATTGAAGTGAACGGTCAACAAGGCGGATTCATCCCGTGGATTCAAAACGAGATGATGCAGAGGAATGTTTACTTCGAGCTTGCCTCCAGTAACAACGAGAGTAATCCAGGACTTCGCCGCATCACTGATAAGATCACGGCCTTCTCTACGACTGTGCCTTGGTTTAAAGCAGGGAAAATGTTCTTCCCACTGGAAGCCAAGGAGACTGAGGCCATACGCGAGGCGCTTGATGAACTCTCTTTGGTCTCTCGTTCTGGTTTCCGCAGTAAGCACGATGACTTCTGTGACACCATTTCTATGTTGAGCCAGTTACGGCCGTTCGCACCTTCAGAAGAAGTTGACGTTGCGCAAGAGGACGACGGTATGTGGGGTATTGGTGAAAAAGAGGAAGAAACTTATGCGATCAACTCTTATATTGTCTGAGGCCTTTCAATGAAACTGTCTGATATTTTTAATCACCTTTCCTATGGTGAGTTTGCTCAACTACACATCGGTGAACGCGAGTCTAATGGTGAGTTGTGTCATACGAAACAACTGAAACTCCTGAGCCATATCAACGCTGCATTGGCAGAGTTGTACAGTCGTTTCACACTACGTCGCGGAAGTTTCCGTGTGACTCTTACTGACGATCGGACGTTGTATTACTTACGTCCCGAGCACGCACACTCGAACGCTCGCAGTCGTGCCGATAAGTACATCGAAGATCTCGAGATGCCTCTGAAAGCGCCGGTTAAGAAGGTTCTAAGTGTATCCGCCAACGGTTCCGAACTTGATTTAAACGTGCCTACGGTATGTAGCGTACATACGCCTTCTTTCGACATCTTGAAGGTGCCGGAGGCACTTGGGGCAACTGAGTTGGAAGTAGAGTACCGTGCAACGCCTGAACTATTAGGTGAAGAAGTTCTGCACCAGGAACCTGAGTATGTGGATGTTGAGTTGCCTTACGTGTACATCAACGCGCTGGGATACTTCATTGCTTCGCGGGTACTGTCTGCTATGAATGGGGAATCGGCTTTGGCGGGTAATAGTTATCTGATGAAGTTTGAGAAAGCCTGTCTTGATCTGAAGGATCATGGGGAGGATTTGGATGAAGGGTCTGTAGAGGATATTCGTAAAAACGGATGGGTGTGATGAACGAGGGGCAATTAAGCCCCTCTTTTGTTTACTGGCCTGTGTGACCGAAACCACCCTCTCCACGCTCAGTAGAAGGCAGCTCATCAGTCAAGGTAAGGTCTGGGGTACCTACTTTAACCAGTACCACCTGGATGATTCGGTCCCCTGCTTCCCATGATACAGGCGCACCATCACGTACACGTAAGTTAGCAATCCATTCACCACGGTAATCTGAATCGATAACACCTACTGTGTTGTTTAACGAGATACCTTTCTTGGCGCCGGCACCGGAACGAGGCAACAAGAACGCAGCGTAACCTTCGGGAACGGCAGCACTGAAACCAAGTGGTACAGCAACACCACGTTCAGCACCTGGAGTAAGGCTCCCCGCTTCTGGCATGTAGATGTCATAACCTGCAGCTAACTCAGTAGAACGTACAGGAAGTTTGAAATTTGGGTGGATTGGTTTGATCAACATTATCGGAAAATTCCTTAATTAGGTTGGATAAGATCGGCGCATTCGATTTATTGGAAAGCGCATTATGAATGATTCTGAATATGAAGCAGGAGATTCTCCGTCACTCACTCAGTGGGGACAGGAACCTACCTTAAGGGAATTACAAAAAGACCTGACGCTTGCCGGGAAGTTACATAATGACCAAAGCACGCGTATTGAAGGTTGGTTGGATAACCTCCATGTGACAGGTAAAGCCAAAGTTAAAACAGACGGGAATCGTTCTTCGTTAGTCCCTCGCCTGATCCGTAAGCAAGCTGAATGGCGTTATGCCTCTTTGAGTGAGCCTTTCCTCAGTGATGACGACATTATCGAAGTCTCTCCTGTTACTTGGGAAGACGCTGAAAATGCTAAGCAAACTTCGTTATTACTTAACCACCAGTTCCGTACTGCACTAAACCGTGTTGGTTTTATCGATGAGTACGTACGTACGGGCGTCGACGAAGGCACTATTTTGGTCCGTACGGGCTGGGAGTATGAAGAAGAAGAGGTTGAGGTCACTGTCCCTGCTTATGACTTCCTTCCTGATCCAACAATGCAGCCAATCCTGGAACGTGCTGTTATGTTGGAACAAGCGAACCCTACCGAGTATCAAAATCTTGACCCTGGTTTACAACTGGCCGTCGAACACCTCAAAGAAACAGGGCAAGTGGTACGTCCTGTACAAACCGGTGAGGAAGAAGGCGTACAGATAACAACCACGAAAAACCAACCTACCGCTGAAATTTGGGCGTACGATGATGTTTTCATCGATCCTCTGTGTAAGGGGGATATTTCAAAAGCACGCTTTGTGATTTTCCGTTCTCATCCTTCTCGTTCTGATTTAGAGAAGGCCGGTAAGTACCACAACCTTGATCAACTTAACAACAATGCTGAAAGCATTTTAGGGGCCTCTGATGATAAAGTTTCAGAACACGTCGATAGCAATTTTGATGATGACGCCCGTAAGAAACTTACCCTTTATGAATACTGGGGATTTCGTGATATTGACGGTTCTGGTGTTGTTAAGCCTATCGTAGCTTCTTGGGTAGGTGACACCATCATCCAGATGGAAGAGAACCCTTACCCAGACAAAGAAATTCCTTTGGTTGTTGTTCAGTACCTTCCTGTTCGTAAGCATATCTATGGGGAACCTGATGGTGCACTTCTGGAGGATAACCAGAAAGTGTTAGGTGCCACTATTCGGGGAATGATCGACATCATGGCACGTTCTGCTAACGGCCAGATGGGCGTGAAGAAAGGTGCTCTCGATACCATCAACCGACGTCGCTTCCGTGCAGGGGAAAACTACGAGTACAACTCGGCCGGCGATCCTCGTAACAGTTTCCACATGCACACCTTCCCTGAAATCCCAGTATCCGCACAATTTATGATGCAGATGCAGAACTCTGAGGCGGAATCTCTGACAGGGGTTAAGGCATATAACCAGGGTATCTCGGGTCAAGCTCTGGGAGAAGTAGCCGCCGGTGTACGTGGTGCGCTTGACGCTGCCAGTAAACGTGAACTGGGTATCCTGCGCCGTATGGCAGAAGGTATCACAGCGATCATGCGTAAATGGTTGATGATGAGTGCTGAGTTCCTCAGTGATGAGGAAGTCATCCGCATTACCAACTCTGACTTTGCAACGGTACGTAAAGACGACTTGGCCGGTAAGTTCGATCTGAAGCTGTCTATCTCCACAGCAGAAGAGGATGCAGCTAAAGCACAGGAACTGGCTTTTATGTTGCAGACTGTCGGACCAAATACTGATTTTAATGTCGTTAAGATCATCCTGATGGAGATTTGCCGTCTTCGTAAAATGCCTCATGTAGCCAAGCTGATTGAGGAGTTCCAGCCTCAAGCAGACCCTATTGAGCAAGAGAACAAACGTCTCGAAGGGATCAAGCTACGTGCAGAGATTGCAGAGATCCAGGCACGTACTCAAGAACACCTCTCCAACGCACGCCTTGATGATGCTAAAGCCCACAAAGAAGTGGCAAATGCTCGCAGCATTCAAAGCGATGCAGACCGTAAGGACTTGGACTTCCTTGAACAAGAATCCGGTGTACATCAGGAACGTGAACTAGAACGTTTAGGTGCTCAAGCTCAAGGCAACATTGAGTTAGAAAACCATAAATTCGCGTTGTCTGAACGTGCTAAATCATTGGAATCTTTAAGGAATTTCCGTAGCTCTCAATAAAAATTAGGAAAAAGTATTTTCCGCTGGTTTAAGGTCTCTGCCAATGAGGCCTTGCCCACCAGTTTATTAATTTTAAAGAGAGTGAAATCAATGCAAGAAGAGATCGAAGTGGAAATCGCTGAAGTACGTCAAAAGATTGCCCTGGCAGGTGCTTTGGAACGTCTTCGCGCAAATCCAGATTATCAATTGCTGATCCAACAAGAGTACCTGGAGAAACAACCTCAACGTATCGCCATGGCGCGTGGTAACCCGAACCTCTCGGAAGAGCAGCGTTCAATGGTCCTGCGTGACTTGGATGGTATTGGTTCGTTTGCTGGTTTCCTGAATACCGTCATTTTTGAAGGTTTCCATGCTGAAGAAGCATTGGCAGCACACCAAGAAGACCTGGTAGAGGAAGAAGCGAATGACTGATTTTTCTCACCTCTCTGACGAGGAATTCCTCGCACTCTCTGACTCCGATTTTACAGAAGCCTCTGAAGTAGAGGCGGCTGAATCTACGGTACCTGAAGACACCTCAGATACGTCTGAAAGTGTTGACCAGGAACCTACAGAGACAGTCGACCAAGCCGAAGAGACTTCTGATGTTGATGAATCCGAAGTAACTGATTCCACGGATACTGATGAACCTTCTCCTGAAACTGCAGAGCAGGATGAAGACACTCAGCAGGACTCTAAAGATGAAACTGTCGATTCTGAGAACGAAGGTACTGTGGACTTCGAGTCTGAGTACAAGCGCCTACTTGCCCCTTTCAATGCCAACGGTACACAGATGCAAGTAAACACTGTCGATGAAGCGATCACCTTGATGCAAAAAGGTGCGAACTACTCGAAGAAGATGCAGGCACTTAAACCAAGCCTCAAGACCCTCAAGTTGCTGGGGAATCACGACCTCCTGGAACCTGAGAAAGTATCTCTGATGATTGATGCTTCTAAAGGGAATAAAGAAGCACTCACTCAGTTAATTAAACAGAGCGGGATTGACCCTCTGGACCTGGACGTGAAAGCCGACGATTCGTACTCCCCGACTCAATATTCCGTTGATGACCGTGAGATGGCATTCGACGAAGTAATGGAAGATCACAAAGATCTGCCGCACTTCCAAGAAGCCATGGCTGTAGTTGTCGATGAATGGGACGAGTCTTCCAAGAAGATTGTAGCAGACCAACCTCGGATTCTTGCGGATCTGCGGACGCACATGGAAGCCGGTATTTACCAGAAGGTGAAGGCAGAAGTGACGCGGCGACGCTTACTTGGCGGCCTAGAAAACATGTCGGATCTCCAAGCGTACAAGCAGGTAGGCGAAGACTTGAATAATCAAGGCGCCTTCTCTGAAAAACCCCCTGCGGCAGCACCGGTACGGAAAGCGGTAAAAGCGCCTGCACAGAAAGGGGACGCTGGGTTACGACAACGCAAGCGTGTAGCAGGTGCTCCTGCTCAACGGCGTTCTCAACCGGCTACACCTCAGCAAGATGTGCTGGGTATGTCGGATGAAGAATTCCTGGCTACTTTCGGTTAATTATTCGTTTTAAGGAGAGATGCTTATGCCTTTAGAAGCTCCGCATCAGTATAAAGACCCTGCTGGAGGTGTACCGTCTACTATGGGCGGTCAGATGAACACCTTTAAGTGGGATAAAAAAGCCATCATCGAAGCCCGCAAAAAGCAGGTGTTCGGTCAACTTGGTTCCACTGTCGGTCTGCCTAAGCACATGGGTAAGGCCATCAAGAAGTACGTCAAGATCCCTCTGCTGGATGACGCCAACATTAACGACCAGGGTATCGACGCTGCCGGTGCAGTGATCGCTAATGGTAACCTCTACGGCTCCTCTAAGGACGTGGGTACCATCCTGAGCAAGCTGCCGACTCTGACTGAGAACGGTGGTCGTGTGAACCGTGTTGGTTACACCCGTAAAGAAATCGAAGGCTCCATCGAGAAGATGGGTTTCTTCCACGAGATTACTCAGGAAGCAATGGACTTCGACTCTGAAGAATCTCTACACGAAGACATTCACCGTGAAATGGTCAATGGTGCAATGGAGATGTACGAAGACAACCTTCAGATTGATCTGCTGACTGCGGCTGGTGTTGTGAAGTTTGCCGGTGCTGCATCTCAAGATTCAGAAATGGATGACACCTGTAAAGCCACTTACGGTGGTCTGCTGCGTCTGTCAATCGACCTGGATAACAACCGTACTCCGAAGCAAACCAAAGTCATTACTGGTACTCGTCTGATCGATACCGTAACTGTGGCCGGTGGTCGCATCATGTACGTTGGTTCCGAACTCGTACCCCTGCTGGATAGCCTGGTAGATAACCACGGTCGTCCTGCGTTCATCCCTGTACACAAGTACGCGGCCGGTACCAACGTTCTGAACGGTGAAGTAGGTTCAGTGGGTTACTTCCGTATTGTCGTAGTACCTGAAATGGTGAAATGGGCTGGTGCTGGTGCAAGTGCTACTGACGATGCCATCCATTACCAGACTGACGACAAGTTCGACGTGTTCCCAATGCTGGTGGTTGGTGACGGTGCATTCTCTACTATTGGTTTCCAGACCTCTGGTAAAGACGTGAAGTGGAAGATCACCACTAAGCTGCCAGGTACTGCTACTGCAGACCGTAACGATCCGTACGGTGAAACTGGTTTCAGTTCTATCAAGTGGTACTACGGTACTCTGATTGAGCGTGACGAGCGTATCGCAGTCTACAAAACCACTGCTGTGCAGTAAGTAAGACGGGGCAGGTAATCCTGCCCTTTCTTCTATTTCCGTTATTACTGGAGACATTCCATGTCAGAGAAAAACGAACAAAACCTGGATAACGCTGAAGCTGCTGCAGAAATGGAAGCACTGAAAGCGCAGGCAGATACCCTGGGTATCAAATACAAAAGCAACATCACTGCAAAGACTCTCTCAGAACGTATTGCAGAAGCAACTGCAGAAGATGAAGCTGAAGTCGAAGAAGCGCCTCTGGATGCGAACGCTATCCGCTTGCAGAAGAAGCAGGAACAGACACGTCTGCGTCGTGTACGTATCACCTGCATGAACCCTGCTAAACGTGAGCGTGAAGGTGATTTCATCAAATGTGGTAATGACTTGGTAGGTTCGCTTACCCGTTATGTCCCGTTCAATGTCGAATGGCACGTTCCTCAGATGATGCTCAACGTGATGCAGGCGAAAAAATTCCCTCAGTTTTACACAGTGAAACTGCCACAAGGCGGTAATGTTCGTGAGCATCGCTTGGTCCCTGAGTATGCGATTGAGATCCTCCCGGAGTTGTCTGAAGCAGAACTCAAGGCGCTGGCACAACGTCAGGCGATGGCGGCCGGCACAGCAGCGGCTGAATAAGGAGCTTCCAGATGAGTACAAGCATCCTCCCAGAACAGATTACTGAAGGTAAAGACGGTGTAGGCGTCTTTGATGTTCTGATGCGTTCGGTGAATACCCACATTCAGGGTGAGTACTCATCTGGCCGTATTTCAGGTCCTGAATATTCGCAAGTGTATTTAGGAGTCGTTCAAACGGTCCTGCAACAAGCTATTCAGTTTGTCCTGGCGAAACCACGAGCTGAGCTGGAAAGCGATCTCTTGGCAGCACAGGTGGTCACTGAAGGTAAGAACCAGTCGTTACTGGATCAGCAAATTCTGAATGCTGGTGCGGAGTTCACGAAGATCCAATCTGAGAAATGTCTTCTTGATGCTCAGTACGACAGTGCAGTCCAACAAGCCTTGCGTATCGCAGCAGAGGCTGCCTTACTGGCTCAGAAGAAACTGACAGAACAGGCACAGATCAGTGCGACTTCTGTGGATGTGGATTCTGTTATTGGACGTCAGAAGAGCCTGTATGAAGCCCAGACATCCGGTTACGCACGGGATGCTGAGCAGAAGGTAGCCAAGATTCTTGCTGATTCATTTGCGGTACAAATGTCGGCATCAGGCGTTACATCAGAAGGGTCAGGACTGGATGCACCTCATGTACTTCAGGCCGTGACTAAGATGCTGGATGGTATCAGCGCAGCTTAAGTGACCTGCGGGACCGTTTGATCTAGGGGCTTTTAGGCCCCTTTTTTATTGGAGTTATTTATGGGTTGGTTTGATAGCGAAGAAGAGATCCAGGTACAGTCCAGTGCCATGCAGGTCTTCGGTAACGATGAAATGCCTTCGATCATTCAGACTGCTGTTGCAGAGATGGTATTTGAAGGTAAAGACTTTGCTCAAAGCATCATCGAGTCCTCTGTTAACTCACGTTTCCTCGACTTCAAGAACTTCCTTAATTACGGGAAGGACACATACCATCTGGGACTTCCCTCCTTCTACTTCAACTCTGAAGCTGAGGTTCGTGGTCTCGTAGGACCGGCATTAGGTATTGAAGCGGATTCCATGGTGTACGTCCGGACAGGTGACGTAAACCTTGCTCACGTTACATGGCAGGTACTTCGTACTACTTACGGTTATGACCCAGAAACCAATGCGTTAACAGCTTATGAGTTGCCTGAAGGTGCTACCGGCTACGTCGACAATATTGAAGTCTTTATTCCCGGACTTAATCCTGAGCAAGTCTCTCAATCGTATACCTGGGACACCACATCATTAGGGAATTCTCCTACTAAGCCTGGAGAACGTTCCGATAAACCTAAGCTGGTGAGTACGACTGAGGACGTACCTAAAGTCGTGGTGACTGTCGCTTACTCTGATGCAGCCGGTTTAGTACATACCGAGGAATTTGAACCAGACATACAAGACTTCCTGTTACCTGGTTTCTACTACATGGCTCATTACCTTACCGAGACGGGACATGAGTATTTCACTTACCGCGCTGGTGAAGGGACCTACCCTACCTTAGACACTGCACGGGAAGTAGAAGGGACGTCTATGAACCTGGGGAGTTTTTACCCAGTCGTCCCGTTCATTGCTAACGGTGAGTATCTGGCTTCCCCTGAGTTACGGGATAGTACTGAGTACAAAGAAAAAGTGGCTTTGATGCGGCACTTAAGTCTGGATTATCAAGAACTCGCTAACAGCATTTACGACAACGCACAGTCTAATGACGTACAGCAAGCCGTGTTCATGTTAGGGGTTTCTTTGACTACAGAGCATCAAACGGAACTGTCTTACCTGTATTCCTTTTTCGACAAGTTACAAGACAACCTGCAAATCCAAGATAAAGAAAACTTGCTCAGCGGTTGGATTAAGAATGACACGCGCACTGACGGGTACAAACTGAACTACGTAGAAGGCGACTTCGATATGTCGATGACCTTCACGGACCTAACTCGAAGGGTAGTGCCTGGAACGATCGGTGAGGTTGGCGAGTGTACGTCAGAATTCGGGACACTGACTCGAGATGTGAATACTGGACCTCACACTACTAACCCCATTGGGACCCGTAAATTAACTTCCAAAGTTTTCTACATACGTAAACAAGTACTACCGGGCTTGGTTTACGAAATTGCTGTCGAAAACTTACGTCAGTACCAGCGTATCTACAAAGGTGAGAAAGATCACATTAAGTACGATGAAGATAACTTCCTTATCCCGTTGGATCACGACTTAGTAAAAGACTTGGATGCCCGTACACGGGATAACTTGCTGTTACGTAGTATGTATTTCGTCGTGAATGCTTACGACGTGCAGACGATCAAATGGTACGAAAGCACTTGGTTTGGAGCCTTGCTGACATTCGTTGCTTTGGTACTTACAGTGATTACGTTAGGTGCCACATGGGAGGTACTGGCGGCCGCTTGGGCGGTAGGTACCACCGCTTTCGCGTTAGCAGTTCTCTCTGTCTTGCTTAAAGCACTGGTCATCACTTTGGTTACTCGTTGGGTTGCCGAACGCATAGGTCCTCGTTGGAGCTTGTTGTTAGCAGTAGTCCTGGCAGTCGCTTCATTCTCTGTCGAAGGTTCAGGATTACTTTCCGCAGAAAACCTGATGGCTGCCAGTACGTCACTGGCTCGCGCTACTGATGCGATAAACCAAGAGGAAATAGAAGAGACCTTGAAAGAGTACGAACGGGAACGTGCCCTTTATGAGGAACGTATGGAGGAGATAGAGGAAATCCAGGAGATGCTGAAAACCCCTGTGCTCATTGACGCCTACATGTTTATCGGCCAGGAACCTGTAACCATACCTGGAGAGTCCCCTTCAGCATTTTATGAACGTACCGTACATAACGGGAACCCTGGTGTCCTCTGTTATGACTATTTGCACAATTACTTTGATGTAAACCTACAATTGCCGAAAGCAAATCTGGAGTAACACTTATGGATCAATTTCTCCCTTCTTATGTCGACCCTTCCTTGATGGGTCAAGCACCTCAATACCAGTCCTTGACGGGGTTGAACCTGAATACCGGTGAGTGGTCCTCCCCTATTCTAGGCGATGCTCTCAATGAAGGTGGTAAGACACCGGCCCCTCAGTCGGCTATCTGGGGTAACACCATGCAAGGCATTAATGCTGCTACCAACCTGTTTAATGGTTGGGTCGGTTACCAGCAGATGAAAGCAGCTCGTGAAGGCCTCCAAGAAAGTAAGCGTCAGTTTGATATGAACTGGGGTGCACAGAAGCAGCTTACTAATCAGCAACTCTGGGAGCGCCGTAATGCACAGATTGCAGCGGCAGGTGGCGTAAACAACGGCCTGACTCCTGATGAGTACGTTATGCAGTGGGGAGTTCAATAATGCCTATTACCTGGAGACAACTCACCAGCGATGTTACCGGTGTCACTAATGCTGCAGTTCGTGGCATGGAGAACGGCCGTAAGAATATCGCCGGTATGTTAACTGGTTTCCGAAATCAGCTTCGGGACCATGTGGATGAACGTACTGCACAAAACGAAGCAGACTTACGTAGTTATTTAGACGGGTTACAGACACCTGACGCTTTCACAGAAGCACAAGCGTCTGGCGCAATCCAGGAACGTATTGCCGGTTATGGAGAGTTCGCTCCGGCCGATCGCTTTCAGTCCTTGGTTTCGGATTACCCGGACACGCTACGTAAACGTGTTACGGATGAGCAAGCCTTTAATGATGCCCAAGCAGAACGCTCACTGAAACCAGTCTACGATGACATCTACTCCCGTTTACGTAATGGGGATACTGCAGGTGCGAGCGAACTGATGGACCAGCACGATCTGGGTAGCCGTGAAGGTGCTATGACGGACTTACTGCGTCAAGAAGAGGCTCGCCTTAAGGGCCGTGCCAATGAGGCAAGTTCTCGTAAGTACTTTGCAGAGTTGAGTACACCTGGGGCTTTCAACACCCAAAAAGATCTGGATGCGTTCACGCAACGAGTAGCCTCTGATCCAACGTTGTCAGCCGCTACACGTGAAGCTCTTTTGAGCAACGCACAGCAACGCGCTGCAGATGGGTCAATGGGTGCTGTAGATTCGCGTAACTTCAAGCAGTTCGCTGCGAACCTCGGTACGTCTATGGGCATTACGAATAACATGTACTACCAGGAGAGCCAGAATCCAGATGCGTTCAGTGATACGTTGAACAGTGCAGCAGGGATTAAAGACGAGTTGCTGAAGAGTGGTATGTCTGAAGGTGATGCTACTAACTTCAGTGCAGGTCTTTTTGAAGTGGTGGCTCGTGGTGTTCCTGACGGTAATGGGGGTTATGCCCGACTGCCTATGTCCCCTGCGTTGGTCCGCATGATCAAAGACCAGGCAACAGACTTGTGGTTGAAGAACGATCTGACGGCCTCGGAAGTGGCTGAGCAGGCGATTCACTCGTTAGGTCTGGCTCAGCAGTATGCCAACTATACTCAGTACGAGAGTGCGCTCACACAAGAACGCGCACGTTTACTACAGGAGTCAGGAAGACGTCCTACGCCAGAGCCTGTTAACCAGACGGACACTACACCAGAAACACCTAAAGAAAAGGCGCCTGTGCCGTCCCCTGTAAGCCCTAAAGGACCTACTTCTCCGGTACAACGTACGGAAGACTTGATCACCGCATTACGTGGTGTGAGTGAAAGTAATATCAAGTTGTCACCAGAGCAGGAACGGAAAGCGTCCAGCTACACCGACAAAGCCTGGGGCCGGCAACGTGCACAGAAAGCTCAAATGAGTGAGTTGCGAGACTTACGTGGTGAGTACATCGAGCTGATGCAGGAACTCTCGTCAGAGGTTCCGCCTTCTTTCATCGATGAAGCACGTCGGGGTAATAACTTAGGAGCTGAAAGTGGTAAATCCCGTTCAGGACGCACTGTACGTCGTACTGAAGGTACCAAAGATAAACTGAGTCGTATGGTGGAGCTTGAGAATAAGCTCCGGGAGTTTGTCACTCAGTAACAGTAAGAAAAGGTACCAACAGAATTACAGAATGTCGTTGTGTTGGTACCTTCCTTTGCAGCTTGTGCCATATCGTCTGCGAGGGCCTGGTTTTCTTTTTGTTGCTCAGAAGCCAAGGCGTTGTAGTTATTAACAGACGCTTGCTGTTTCAGTGCTTCTGTTTTCAATCCATCCTGACAAACAGTTAACGATGGTGCTGGCGTCGACACGTATGACTGTTTCGCGTACTCATTAAGCATCACTGGATCGAAATCCCATAGCTGGATCGACGATCGCATGACCTCTGCAATCCGTGTTTGATCATAAACACTCAGCATTCCTTGTTCTCTACACTTGTAGAGCAAAGCGTCTACCGCACCGAAGTATTTGTAATTCTCTACCGGCATAGTCTGTTTGGTTGCGCAGCCTACAAGGGAAAACATCACACAAATACACAAAGCAGAAGCAATTCTCACAATCTCGTCCTTAACAGTAACTTCGCCTTGAGTGTAGCACTGCCCTGTCCGACAGATAAACCAGCAAAAGTCAGTAACCGTTTCATAATGCCTGCCATTACTTTGCGGGAGATCTTAAATGGAACCATCCATCTACCAAAAACTTTCCGGGGCTACGTCCGAGAAAGCATTGAACGTGGAAGAAGCACGTACACGCAAACAACAAGCGTTGGATCGTATCAGCGCAAGCGTCGCTTACCGTAACTCATGGGAAGGTCAGGTTGCAGGTCTGGGAACGAATAGCGACCTCGCCCGTTCTTTCTCCTCCGGGGTTGTTGGAGGTACCGGCGCCATTGTTGATGGTGTTGCCGGATTAACAGGTAGTGAAGCCTTAGAAAACACAGGTGATTGGTTTGCTGAAGGTGCTCAAAATATCCGTCAATCACGTTCAGGTGAGTATCAGGATAACGTAACCAAGGCTACTCCTACTGGTGACCTGTTCTCCCCTAGTACCTGGGATCTTGGTGACGGTAACTTGGAAGGTCTTGGTGGATTACTGGCAGAGACCACCGGTCAGATGGCTCCTCAATTGGCTGCTGGTGCTGTAACCGGTGGTGTAGGTGCCGCTGTTGTAGGAGGGGCGCAAGCCGCAGGCGGAGCGTCCCGTCAACAATGGGAATACGTTGATGCGCTTTCTCACGATGAGTTGATGAACGAGTCTGGTTTGTACCGTGATCTGGTGGTTACCGGATCTTCACCTGAAGACGCCCGTAAAGAGGTTCGAGAAACTGCCGCCCGTGCCGCAGGTTTACCTGCTGCTGTTATTGGCGGTGCTGGTGGTGCGGCAACTCATTACATTTTGTCTGGTTTACCTTCCGCATTGTCTAAGGCTTTACCGGACACGTTACCAGGGAAAGTAGCGTCTCACGCAAGTACTGCTGGTATTAGTGCGGTAGAAGAAGGGATACAAGAAGCTGCCGAAGCAGTAACCTCCAAGAGCGTAGCTAACGCTGCCATTGATAGCGATCAACAAATCGATGAAGGTGTATTTACCGATCTGGTGTTGGGTGCAGGTACTGGCGGTGCAATTTCTGCTGGTAAGAGTAGCCTCAAAACCATTTCTGCAACGGCAGATTTGATCGATAAGGGGCTTGCCAAAACCAACCGTGCTGAAGCTACGCCTGAAGAGGTGGCAACACTCTCGGACCCTACCAGTGACGCATACGATCCCGTACGTGTTGCGCGTACTGCGTACAAAAAGTTGAAAGAAGATCCAGAGTCTGATGGCGCAGCTCAGATTGATTCCTTGGTTTCCGAACAACAAAGCCTGATTGAAAATATCAAACTGCGTGGTATGGCCTCTACCGAGGAAGGACGTGCACAACTCCAGGCTGTTGTTGAACGTGCAGAAGCTCGCTTGGTAGGCGAAACAGATACTGAAGAACGTTCTGCCCTTGAGAACACCCGCGATACATTTAACGCCCTTCTACAAGAAGGTGAGGATGCGGATACAGAGGTTATCCGTGCTGAGCTTGGGAAAGCTAACACTACCCTAAGTAAACTGGAGCGTTTCCGCGATGCTGCTCAAACCAACCAAGATGTAGGGGAGGATCTGCTATCTGAGTCTGGTACAGACACTTCAGAGACGCGTGTCAATCGTACTGTTGTACGTGCAATGAATAACCCTGATGCCTACACGCCAGAGCAACTGTCATCTCTTGTTACTCAGTCAGGAAACGGCCTGACCTCAAACCAACGCGCTTACCTTCGTGCTTTAGGTACTTCACAGGAGCGTTTGAACACCACTGGTGATAATGCGCCGTCGTTGGCGAACACGCAGAAAGGGGTCTACTACGGTACCGATGGTTTCAAAGGCCTGAAACAGTACCGTAAAGATATGGCTACTGCCGTCCGTGGCGGTAATGTGGGTGCCATTAATCGAGAACTTCAAGGTATTCGTTTATTCCGTCAAAGCCATACCGAAAAAGCATCTGCAGTGCAGGCTGCCTATGCTGATGCACAACAAACAGGTTCACCGGTCCAGGTGGTACGTACTTTGGCAGGTAATTGGGAACCAAGTACAGAGACCCTTACTGACGCTGCTTTACGTGAGAATGGCGGCCTGTTGATCTCTGCTCGCTCTGGTTCTTTGGTATCCGCCATCCAGGAAGAAGCTGCGACTATCGGTGTCATCGAAGCAGAATTGAAAGCCTTAAAAGACGTGCGTAATCCCGTTACCGAAGAACCTACTAATTTTGGTGAAATTAGTACTTCGGAGACTTCATCCTCTGAAACACAGACTGTACCTGCTTCGGAGCCTGCTGAAGGGTTAGTAGATACTGCAGAAAGTACGCCTGAACCTGAATCTGTACCCAATGTACAAGAGCTGATTGAAGAGGCGCCTACCGATGAGACGAATGACACAGAGGCAGAGGCAGAAGAAAGCACAGAACAGGAAGCGCCAGCAGAGCCTGAAGAAGTAGAAGCAGTTAAATTGGAAGCAGGAGCATTGCAGTTCCCTGCAACACCTTCTACCAAAGACGGGACCGAGGTTACAACTAACTTACTTCATAAGTACGGGAAACAGTCAGCAGGTTCTTCGGAGGCTCCCAAGGCGTTAGTCACTATCAAAAACCTGGCTTCTTATGTGAAAGCAGAAGGTGCAAGTGTCTTGCAGGACCTTACCGGTAAAGTTCTGACTGATACCGATCTCAGTGCGTTAAGTACCTTGTTAGAGGATGCAAATGTACTGGGGGATACCGTTCAAGTGTTGTTCCGTGAAAAGAAGGAAGGTTTCCAACACCAGGACTGGCTAGGGTACTTCAGTGAAGCCGGTGAACTTCCGGAGAATGTAACGACGGCTATCGGTATCGCTGCGATCGACTGGGCGGGTTCTAACGTCTCTTCACTTGGTTTCAATACTGATGAAGACATTCGTCGCATTCTTTCCATGGATAAGAGTGAGCAAATTCCGTCACATGCACGCAACACGTTACGTAAAGCCGGGGCACGTCGTGAATTTGTCGTACGCGACATTGGCCGTTCTGCTGTACGGATGTTGGGCATCTCACTGACGAATGCACCAAAGAACTATCGCAGCAATCTTGAGACTGCGTTGGGGATGTACGGTGTCATGGCACTACAAGAACAAGGCGTTCTTGGGCAGCAACGTGTAACGGGAATGCGCAGTTTGGTCACAGACACTCCTGATCCTGATGATAAGACTAATGCGACCTTTCTGCCGCCGGTACTGGAAGGTAATCGGCTCCCTTCTCAAAGCGCAGCACTCGTGCGTGAAACCAAAGCAGTACGTAATCTCCTTCCGGTCGTGTTCGGAAGTGAGTCTGCTGTGGTAGGGCCAGTACTGGAGTCGCCTGAGAAGTGGAGCCAGAAACGGATTAACAACAGTTTACAGGGCGTACCTGCTGCTTTGGCTGAGGCACAAGAGGCGGCGTTTAAACGTCCCTGGCACATTCGCTCGAATGGTCCCGCTTCGTCTTTCCTGGCGCTATCTCGGGAAGCACAGGAGCGTATTGTTGGTATTCAGGCTGTGACTCCTGCAATGCACGTCAATGAACAAGAGCGTATCGAGTCTAAGAATGAGGGTTTACGTCGTGAACTGAACCACTTCCAAGACTTCATCGATACAGCTCCAGATGGGTTAAGTCAGCGATTCTGGTTACGCCCTGTCGTCTGGAGTGTCCAGCGTGCAGGCTTACAGTCACAACAGATAAACCCGCAGACCAGCAAAATCCATCGTCACCTGGTTTCCTTGAACGACTGGCGTACGCCGGTATCTACTGATCGTCGTAGCAAGAGCTTTCGTCGTTTCTCTCTGGCTCTGGCAGTAGGTCTCGGTATTGATGTGGATAAACAACCTCTTGACCACACCTACAAGCAGATGCAGGACAAATGGGTTAAGTATGCGGAAGCTATTGATGTACTGATCCCAACATTGGACGGTGAGGTACTGACGTCTGAGCAGGAAGCGATTGTCGCAGAAGCCGTGGCAGATGCTGGTGAAGCAATGCACTCATTCGATGCCTTGGTGAACATGGCGCAATGGGAAAAAGCGAAACGTACAGGACAGAAAGAGTTCACCACAGACATCATGTTTGAAGTCGACGGTGTGACTAACGGACCTATGCTCACGCACTTATTCATGGGCGTAGAAAATACGGCCGAGCCTCTACAGAACCTTGTTGAACGGGGCGGTTTCTTCAAACGTGGTAGTGAGTTCAAGAGTTTTGGTGATTTCAAAAACCAGAAGAAGAATGACCTCTACGAGACCTTGGCCACGACGTTACACCATGTCCTTAATGAGAAGGAACAGTCACCTGCAGGTCAGGCTATTCAGAGCCTGGTAGGTAATATCTTCGATGAAGAGACAGGTACCGCAGCGAAGGCCGGCCGTAATCTCGTGAAAACCCCGGTCACTGCATCCACCTTCGGTTCATCGATCGGAAAGGTCCTGAGCAGTATGGCGGACGAGGTACTGACCAAAGTAGAACGCCAGATTGAGGCTTTGGCTGCCGAGGGTGCAGATGCTTCTGAGTTAATCAGTAAAGTGAACACAGTCCTCCAAGCGGGCGGAGCCACGCAGAACGAAATGCTGCCGCCTACTACTGCAGTAGCATTACTCAAACACCGCTGGACACCAAAACAAGTTCAGGCTTTCAACAAAGGGTATGAAGGTACCTATGGACAGGCGGTAAAAGAAGCCATCGAACGTCAGTCTGATGGGTTCCTGGAAAACCGTAAAACCATGAACAACATTGCCAATACTTCTTACGAAGCATTCAAGGTGGTGTATGAAGCAGTGCGTGAAGATTTTAAGAAAGAGTTACTGCGTAAGGGACGTGTTAAGTACCGGACCAACAATAAAGGCGAGCGTATTGCGATTGCTGATCTGACTCCACAACAAGAGAAAGAATTGGATACTCGCTTGAAGAACGCACTCCCTATTGTCCATACCTACTTCTCGAAATTAGAGGGTGTACTGCAGAACGGTCTTGGGGTTTATAAGCAAAAGAATGTTCCCGGTAGTACCGGTAATGGTGAAGAGTACTTACAAGAAACAAACGTTGCTCGTGCTGTAGATGTTACAGGCGACAAGCCGTATAAATCCATGTCAATTCAAGGACTTATCAACGTACTGGCAAGTCCAGGTGTAGGTACTTTGATCAAGCAGGTGCACTCGTCTGACAGTGCCATCTCAGCGTCTGTGTATGGAAAACTTCCAACACTGAATCTTCACGATGCGAACGGGATGGCGATAAACCAAATTGAAGAAGTTGCTGAAGCGATGAATAAAGCAACCTTCGATGTCCTGGCTAATTACTCCATCCCAATGGAGAACGTCAGTAACCTAACGCGTGTTCTGAAAGGGACCACAGAACTACAGCAACGTTACCCGTCTGTTGCGAATGCCTTGGCGTCTGCAAACCTGGCTTCCCTCTTCCAAGGTAATTTAGAGAAGATGGTCGGTAAGGGTGCCGGCATGGATGCGTACCTGCGTATGGCCAAAGGAAATCCAATCAACGCGTACCTTATGGCAGCTCATCAGGCAGCCACACAAATGGAACGGAACAAACTCCATACGTTGAAGAACGTTGGTCAAGTCAATCAGTATTCCTTCGAGGGCGGTCATTACCAGATCACGAAACAAGACCGTGACTTGCTGGACACCCGACTGACTGAACTGGAGGCTTTACCTAACCCAGGTCAAACACTGGATACTCAATCCTTGGTTTCAGGGGAAGTCGCACCGCGTACAGTTACTGCAGAACCAGAGGAGCTGATCCCGTTAGTACGTGAGGCTCTCCGTAATGACCGAGGTAATCGTGGCTTACGTCAGGCACTGAAGCACCTTGTACGTGGTGACACTACTGAAGAGGTAATGAAGAACCTGCCAGAGGCATCAGCTAAGGAAGTGACTGATCTTATTCTGAGCACAGAAGATAACCAGGCAGTGGCGAAAGACAAGTTCATGCTTACGAACCAAGCACGGGTTGTACTGCTGGCAGAACAGCTTCAAGGCCTGTACCCACAATGGGACGCTGACCTGACTTCCTTTGTTCGTTACGTGAAAGAGGAGTCGAACACACCAAATGACGCTCTGGATCGTATGTTCTCTGGAGACGTGTTCCGTAAAACGGCCTTCACCGACTTCTTATCCCGTGCGCATCAAGCATTTACTCCTACACCTTGGGGACCGTTAGGTGAGCCTGTTCAGAGCAGTGACCCCGAGTTGGTTGCTTACTTAAGTGAAGGTAAACGTACGTCAGGTGAGGTGTTAAAGCATTTGATTCGTACGTTACAAGCAGGCCCTTCCAAAGATACTCAAGAAGGTAAGTACTACGTGGAAATGGCCAAGCAGCTCTTACGTGTGGCGGATCGTGACGTCCCAGTGAAACTGGTTACTCCGCGTACGAAGGAGGTAGAAGGAACCTACGACTACCCAGTTACCGCTGCTGCACTCTATGTGAAAGGTAAGTCCGAGCAGATCCTGGTTAAAAGTCCTGAGTTCAAATACTCCAACGTGACACCAGAAGCCTTGATACATGAGATGGTCCATGCAACCACGACGGTAGAGATCCAGAACCCAGGTTCTGCACGGAGTAAAGCAGCCGTTGAACAGTTGGAGGCAGTTCTGGACGTTGTGAAAGGACATCTGGCTACTACACCAGAGCAAGCAAAACGGTTTGCACCTGCGGTAACGAACGTAGACGAGTTATTGGCTTGGGGTTTAACCAACCGCGACTTTCAGAAGTATTTATCAGGTATAACCTTTAAAACCGGGAAGAAGCCCGGAGGGCTTGTCTCTGCCCTTCGCTCCTTCCTCTCTGCTGTGGCTGATCTTTTAGGTATTAAGGACAGGAATAACGCCTTAGCGGCCGTCGTCATTAATGGTGCTGAGTTGATGCAGTCTCGGGAACAGGACGCAGATGCACGTACAGAACGCGTAGTACGAAGCATGGACGTAGGTGATGGAACTTCTATCCGCGACTGGACAGCTAAAGAGGTACTCTCCGCTTTGAATGGTCCCGACGAACCGCGTTTAACCTCTCTGATGGATTCCATTGTAGAGAAGGTGCATGGGCCGGCAGGTACTGTGAAAAACGAAGTGGATTCAATGGCAGCGTACAATCCAAGAGACGTGTATCTATCTGCTTTGGTAGGCGGGAAGATGCCTTTCTACTCTCAAGTACGTAACCATTTCCGTCTGAGTGAGAAAGAGGCATTTGTTTTGGAGCAGGTGCAACTGTCTGTGGACGCTGCCTTGGAACCTACCTCCCTTCTCTACCGGGAAATGCGGAAACTACATAACGAAGCCAAGAAGGTACTTAAACCCTCAGACTTCCATCAAGGTGACTGGGCGCGAGCAAATACTCGAGAGAAAGCGCAAGCAGAGGCGCAATACAACTTCCTCTTTGATGTACGACCGGCAGCAGGAGGGCGAAGTAATTACCTGAGTGAGTTTGCTGCCTTGGTTTCCGTATACGCTCCTCTACGTGATCGGTTGAATCAACTGCAGGGAACTGACCTGGATACCCCTCAGTCTCTTGTAGAGCGTGTGGAAAACTGGATCTCCCGTCTACTCGATCTTCTTGCAGGTAAACTGTACGGAGTTACCTCAGCAGGGTCCTTAGATAAGCGCATGGAAAGTTTGCTTCAGGGCCTGGGCCAGGTGGAGGCGAACCGTAAGATGACACTGGAGCATACCCGTGCTAACTCTCTCCAGGATCGTCTCGAAATGTTTAACACCGCTACTGATCGTTTCCGTGGGATGGTTGGAGCGTTAGGGGAACGCTTGCAAAATAACAGCTCAAGTTATGTAGGCGCTTTGGGGACCGTGCTTACTCTGAATGCGGATGATCGTATCGGTGCTTGGGAAACTCACGCGCAAAAAGTCCGTAACCGGATGTTTGAAGGGCGTCAGGGCTTGATTGCAGGGCTGGTCACTGAGATCAAGGGTGAGACTGAAGCCAACACTCAATCCTACGCCTTGCTCCGTGAAGCCAATAAAGTAGAGAAAGCCGTCGTACAGGAGACAGAGAATGTACGAAGACTAGCGCGTGAAAGTTTCGACGATGCCGGGTCGTACCTGACAGAGGAAGATACCTACGCTCTTACCGCGTCTCTAATGGAAACAGACCTGGTTTCTACGTTGGGTGAATACACTCTCAATGATTGGGAGAACATGATCCTGGACGATGATGCACTCGAGGCAGAGATCACACGACTGAGTGAACAAGTACGCACTCATTTTGGTGTGTACGGTGATTACGTTGTTCGCGGTGCTTTAGATCTTGGTTTCTACCAGGCGACAGGGATCAACCGTAACCCTAACCTGGCACTTAATGTACATACCCTCCTCTCTCTGAAAGGTACGACAGAAGCTGGAAACATCGCAGCAGACCTGATTGATGAGCACGCGGGTGTTGTTGATGTCTTGGCTTCCTTAATGGCAGTACGCAGTACTTCTTACGAACACCGGGCAAAGACGTATGCCGTCATGCAACGCGAGAATGCGCGTGGTGATCAGAGCGGTGTACTGACTTTGCTACGGTTGCAGGAGAAGTTCAAAGAAGAATCCATGGAGAAGCTCTTCGGAGGTAATCCTCACTTGATGCGTAAAGGCTTCATTAAAGAGATTTTCAATCACCATAACGACGTGGTGGTGGCCTCTGAAACAGAAGGCCGTGACTTAGAGGCACTGGGTTATCGGAAAGCACATGAAGTACAAAGTGATCCAGCCGATCCTGACATCAACAGCAAGCATATTTACGTTGCTGATGGTGCGGGTTTACGTCGCCGTGAAACAGGTATCGTGAATTTCGTTAACAAGAAAGCACGAGGCTCATCGATCGATAGCGTTGATGTAACGGAAATCACCGAACAGAAACAGTCATTAGTTAAAGGCTTGTTTTCAATGCAAGGTGGGTACAACCCTGAACAGAACGGTGCACAGTACTTAGTACCTCTTCGTAATGACGCCGGGGATATTGTCGCCTATCGCTACACCATGACTACACATTCAAAAGATACGTTGATGGAACGTCATAACGCTTTTGATGATGTGCTTGGAGGTATGGCCGGCAACCTACTGAACAAGACGGAAACCAAAGAGACCAATACCAAGGCCGTGCAGTTACTTAAAGACCTCTACACGTCTGGTGATTATGATCCTGAAGACTTTGTTCTGGTTCATGCTGATGCTGATGATCCCGAGATCAAAGAGACCTTCCGACTGATGTCTACCGATATGCGCAATGCCATTCGCCAGGTGTGGGGTGGTGACGAGATATACGTCCCTGTGGAGCTGTACGATCTTTTCTTTGGTTATCGGCGTAAGAGCCTGTCTGGGGTCTTCGATAAGCCAGAGGAAGCACGTAATGCGCTGGAACAGGTATTGGTAAATACGTTAGAAGCGTTCTTCGGTAAAGAAGCAGCCCTGAAATTGACGCGTGCCGAGAACATGTGGATGGAGGCTATCAACGTACTGAAGGACATCTTGGTTATTAAGAACCTGTTTACTCTCGTCGGTAACATTGTCAGTAACTTCTCGGTACTGGCTATGCACGGGGTTTCATTGAAGGAGCAAGTTAAGAACCATAAGATCGCTACACAGTCGTTAGTGGACTATCAGCGTGACTCAGGTGAACTGCTACGACTTCAGAAACTTAAGGATGCAGGGATTAATACCGGAAGAGGTCTCGAGCAAGACATTACACGCCTAGAGGATGCGATTGCACGTAATCCTATCAAGGTGATGGTAGATGCCGGTTTGGTGCACACGATCGTAGAAGACATCGAGAACGACGATGATCGGTTCAGTTATAAAACACGTTTTACGAATTGGGTGGAAGATAAAGCAGAGAAAGTGCCGGACGGCTTAAGGGAGGTAGGGAAACACCTGCTAATGACGCATGATACGCCTCAGTACAAACTGTTGTACCGAGCTACAAGCACCAGTGATTTCGCAGCACGCTTTGTGCTTTTGCGTCACTTAATGCAGCGTTCAAGTAACCCGCTTACTCAAGAAGAAGCGTTACGTCGTGTGGATTCGGAGTTCGTTAACTACGATATTCCTACACACAGTACGATGGATTACTTTAACCGTATGGGGTTCGCTCTCTTTACCAAATACTACTTACGGATTCAGAAAGTGCTATTCACGTTGTACCGTGAACAACCTCTACGATCATTGCTGGTTTCCTTATTGGGGAACATGATTGATGGGGTGCAGACCCTTTCGGATTCTGCGTTCTGGGGTCGGTTTGGTAATCTTACCTCATCAGGGGTCCTGGAGCTTCCAGGGGCTGTCGACGAGATCGTACCGTTGAAGGTACTCACTTCTTTGACAGATTAAACGTAAGGCACCTTCGGGTGCCTTATTTTTTGTCTACGTTCTTGGTCTCTTGGCGAGTCCAGGAGTAAATTACTACTACGGCCACAATGATCCCAAAGAATGTCATCACCGGCACCATTGCGTATGCGGTACCGATGACAACACCCAGGGTCACGCCTGCCACCAGAAACAATTTCAGTAACTGGAAAACAGACATCAGGCTTAACCGAACAGGCTGGTAGTTGGTGGTGCTTCTTGCGTTGCTGCCGCGACAACAGGTGTTTCCGTCTCGAAAGGCGGCGTATCTGTCGCAGTTTCTGTCATAGTCACCACTGGCTCGTTGGTATCTGCACCTTCAGAGGTTGTTTCCCCTTCGGTTTCAGTGACCGGAGCCTTAGCTTCTGTTGCAGCAGATCCAGAAGTAGTTTCTTCTTTGTTTGCCTGGTTCTTACTACGACGGGTGCGGCGCTTCTTCGGTTGTGCTTCTTCCTGTTTAACAGGCGCTTTACCTAAAACTTCGGAAAGAGAGGCACCATCCACCGTAATGTCAGCGGAGGTCATACCAGTTTTCTCGTCGGTTACGAGTTCGATGTCCACGCCTTGGGTGTTCATACCCAGGCCGGTTAAAAACGCTGTAATAGCCTCTTCAACTTCAGACGGTTCAAGTGTGAATTTCATAAGTATCCTTATCGGTACAGTTGGAGGAGTTGACGAAATTGGTCAGAATTCTTCCCAGCGTGAGCGGCTGCTATCGCATCAGCCATGTGTTCGGCTTTCCCTTCTACGATCCGCCTTACCCCTTTCTTAGTCTCGAAAGGCCAAGGGAGGTTTGGGTGTTGGTCGTATGCCCACTGGATCATGTCTCGCTTTGAGGCGGTTTTACTGCCAGGACCTGCCAGTTTGATTTCGGTCGGTGTCAGTTCAATAAAAGGGATGCCTTGGGCACGTAACGAAGCCAAAACACCCACACAGATCCCGTATGACGCCATAGATCTCGCTGACTGGCTTCCAACCGGGACCTCAACGAAAACAACATTTGTGTTTCGGAGGTATTCCAGTGAACCTTTAGCGAGTTGCTCGGCACGGTGTAGATCTTTGCTGTTATTTCTGACTTGTTTCCCTTCCAGCGCCGTTGGCTGGATGATACTGATGTCGTCGAGAATCAGTTCTTGGCTAGGTACGACAAAATGTCCTGCGGCCATGCCCCAGTTTCGGAGGGATGGGTCGAACGCGGCGATACGGAGCAGTTTACTCATTCGCTGCGGCTTCTTTCTGAAGGTAGATTTCGTGGTCGACGGCTTTGTTTAACGCAGCGTCATACGCATACTGGTTTCCCAGGTCTTCGTTGTATTCTTCTGCGTTGGCACAATGTGCTTCGCCTACAACACTGAAACCACTGGCAAGAGTGACACAGCAAGTGTGCGTCATGGTGCCAGGGAACTTATGGTACTGCACTGCGTCGATTTTATTCTTCACAGTGGCGAGGATGTCTTTACTCATCAGGAGGTTCCTTGAAAGGGATCAAGGAGGAGTGGCCCTCCCCTCCTTTCACGGATTAACCGAAGAGACCGCTACCGCCCGCTGGGGCTGCTGCAGTTTGTGTGGTGGCTTGTGCTGGAGTGGTAGCTGCACCCGCCATTGGAGAAGCTGCACCTGGAGCTTGTGCCGGCGCATCCGCTTTAAAGCGATCAACTACCTGACCAGAGAAACGTTCAACCCAGGCATTGAAATGCTGGGGTTCTGTTGCACCGGAGATCACTTCAGGCAGGGTCATCTTGTCAGCGACACGGAAGACCTTATCAATGCTGTTGAGTTCTTTCGGTTGGTTGATTGGGTGGTACTTACCATCACCACCCTTCTCAGTCTTGTTTTCTTTAATGCGCTGAATGCCCAGGTAAAGCTCAGCACCGCCAAGACCGTTCACCAGCTCAACAGTAGTCGCAACTTCTTTACGTGCCTGAGAGTTCCAAACAGGAACCACGCCCTGGGATGTACCCAGTTCTTTCAGGGTCTTACCTGTAGCCAGTTTGCATACGGCATTAACGGTGATGTAACCAGGCAGTTGGTGCTTCACGCCGTCACGAGAGTACTCAGTCTCACCGTTACGGTTGGTGAAGTAGATGACTTCACGGTGCTCGCCCAGGCTACCATCGGCTTTCTTCACTTTGACGCGAAGGTTCATAGCCAAGGCACCACCTGTGCTTTTGGTTAGGAAGGCTTGTTCGATTTTGGTTGGGTAAATACCTGAATCCAGGAGGAAGCTACCGCCGCCCAGAGTATCGGTTTCGCCCTTAGCGTCATTGCTGGTTTGTACAGAATCGAGAAGTGACATAAATGTCTCCTTATACGTAGAATTCGCGCAGGCGATCGATCACGCTCTGCATGTTGTTATCGATGAACGTTTCTTTCCGGTCCCACATACCCAGGGGACTACGCAGACGCTCACCAACAGTGTCTTTGGTCAGACGAGTCTGGAACACGTACTTGTAGCCGAGTTCTTCATCGTCTTCGGTGATGTTCAGCATTGGAGATGAGGAACCTTCCAACTGAGACACCTTGATTTTCTTCGCAGAAATAATGCAGGAGAACCAGGACTCGATACCGTTGTTCTTAAGAGAACCTTTTACCGGCACCTTGGTTTCCATGACCATTTCTTGCTCATTCAACTGATCCGCAACGTGAGCAGTGAAGATGATGTTCTTAGTAGACGCCGCTACTTTCTGGGACATCAGGACCTTCATGTACTGCGCAAAGTCACCCCACGCTTTCATGGTGTTCGTTGAATTGAGTACGTACGTCGACTCATACATGTCCAACAGATAAGTCAGAGAGTCGATAACGATCGTATGTACGTCAGGTTTGGTTTCTGCGACATCCAGTGCTTCGTACACCTGCATTGGATCAGTGATGGTGTATTCCTTGAACTTGCTCTTGAAGGGTAATTTCTTACCGGCTTCACAGTTCAAGTACATAACACCTTCAGGGTTTTCAATGCCCATCAGACTGGCAGATTTACCGGCAGAAGATTTACCGCACAGCAGTACCAGATGGTCATTCACTTGGTTTGACATGGATTTAGCCTCCTTTCGTAGGCACGTAAAGTTGAAAACTTTCTACCAACCGCCAGGAAGGCGGCTGATACTGAATTACATGTCCCGCTTCGCTATCGCTTTGCCGGCTGTTTTCATAATGGTGGTAGTGATCTCAAGCTCATCGAGTTTGTCAGCAAGTTTGCTATTCAACTCAGTAACCTTAGAGAGCACAGTTTCATAACTGCCACCGGCATCCACGAGAACCATCGCATAACGAAGTAACTGGTTGTTCCGGTTACCGTCACCTGTGTTGTTGAGTACCCAACGTTCCAGGTTACTGAGCTGTTGTTGATCCTGGAGGACCTTCTTACGCTCTTCGTTTTTGCTGGTTTTAGGGATGAATGGGAGGATGTCCAGGAGCTTACCGTCGTTGTACTGGTACTGTCCGTCATGGGAAGCCCACTTACGGGCACGCTGTCCGGTAACGTCATCAACTTCAAATGGAAGCCAGGAATACACAGCTTTCATAAATTCGTTGAATTCGTCTGCATCCAACTTCAGTCGATGACTGGTTGGGATAACCAGGCGATAGCAGTGCTTATCTGCAGCGTGCGACTTAGTGGTATAGAGCAGGAACTTGTAGTCTTTCAACAGACCTGCGACCACGTTGATCGGAGCATTGCCATCGATGTCCAGGACAATGGTGTTGAAGCCTGCAATGGCCTTACCTTCTTCACGGTGACCGTCCAAGAGATGATGGTTAGTCCAGTGATAGTCCTTCATCTGAGTCAGACGATGGAGCTGGTCAAACTTCACTTCTTCGTTGGTGTACCCGTAGGCAATGTCCTGGGAGTACGAGACGACGATCTCATCCAGATTGGTTTCCTGTAAGGCTTCGCCACGGAGGAACTCAATACCATCTTCAAATGCTTTCTTGATGATGATGTTGTTCTGATAACCAAAGGCAATTGCCAAGGTCATCATTTCGTTCTTCTGTGCAGTTGATCCCTTGTAGAAAGGGAGATCCTCTACAAGATCGGCCTGGGTTACCTGATGCCCCACAGAAGCAATGTAACGTGCCAACTTGGCGTAGTTGCGTTCACGCTTCATCAACATGTCGAAGGACTCACCTGACGCTTCTACGAGCTTGATGGCCTGGTACAGGTTGAGCATCGTGATCTCAGGGGAATCGTCAACGAAAGCGTATGCACCGGCTACCTTCAGAGCTTTGAAGTAACGGTGAGCCATCTCAGCTTTACGCATCTCATCGTGTTCAGGCATCGCCTCTGCTTTCTGTTCACATTGCAGACGGTACTCAATGAGTGCCATTGCAACGTCCTGCTGCATCACCAAGGCCTTATTGGCGTTGATCATGTTAGCCAGGTTACAGAAACGCTTAGAGAGGTCGTCCAGGTAGTTGTTGGACACCTGCGATGTGTGCATGTCGTAGACTTCACGGACAGTCATGCTGTGGTCACGTTTGTGTTGACGTACGTACCCAAACAAGCAACGGCGTGCGTAACCGGTGTCCAGCATAGAAAGAAACTCTTCCTCTACCTTGTCACCATTCAAGAGCTTGCTTGGTGTACCGAACAGCAACATGTTTGCTGGGGTTCGGCCTTGGATCTCTTCGGCACGTTGGTTGTCAGTCGTGTTCTTCACCAGTTTCTGTTTGATACGGCCTACGTCGTACAACTCCAGGAACGTGGTAAGCACTTCAGCCTGACCCAGTAACTTAGAACCAATCTCATCGATCTGAAGGTTCAGTGAGCCTGTACCTGCCAGCAACAGCTTGTGACGTGCTTGTTTAACCGCTGCTTCAGTACCTGAATCGAAGATGGGGATCATAGGACCCTGGCGGCGATACTCTGCAACCAACTTTTCAAACTCATCGTCGTTGTCAGTACCGTTACGTAATGCTCGCTGGTTTCCCAAGTCTGCTAAGCGACGCTCCGCCAAGATAGGTAGTGTTTCCTGAGTGAACACATGAAAGAACTCTTTCAGGACTTGCTCTTCCAGCAGACTGGTAGACAAGCCTTTGCCCATACCCGAAGTACCCAGGTTAATGGCATACGCATTGACTGGAATATCTCCACGATCGTGAGTACGTACCGTAGTGCCCATCATGGCTGCAGCTACTGAAAAGTAGTAACCCACTAACACACGGAAAAAGTCCGGGTTAGTGTTTTGGGTTTTCTGCATCAAGATGGAGGTTAACTTTTCACTGTCTGGATGGAAGGTCATCTGTTCGACAGGAATGAGGAATGATTCACTCATAAACCCTCCTTAAAGTTTGAGTGAGCCGTCTGCAAGATAAACATCTTTCTGAGTGCAGACAGAAAAGGCTGGACAGTATTTACAAGCCTTCACCGTACCTGGCACTTCGACCACCACACCGACATTACCGTCTTCTGAGAGTCGGATATTGGCGTCGTGTAGGTTGTCAAAGTTTTTGGTGGAACGGCGGCGGCTGTCAGGATTTTTGTAGTACTTAAACACTGGTGCATCACGCCACAGCTCCTTGTCGGTGCAGTGAGGTAACTCTGGTTCCGGAGTGTCTTTGTACTTGTCGATGGCCATCAGCTTCTGAGAGATGAATGCTTCCGTTTCGGGAATAGTCATCAGCGGGATAAGCTGAGGCACCACACGATTTGGTGGATAGTTGTTACCGTGTGCTTGCCCTGGTTTCCAGTCGGTAAAGATGAACGTAATACGCATTTCATCTTCAGTGACTAATTCCGGGTTAAGCCAACGATAGATACTGCCTTGAAGACGGTAATCTTCTGTTTTGTTCTGGTTTGACCAGGTAAACGTACTGGTGGTCTTAAAGTCTTCGATACGACCTTCAGCGAGGAAGTCGTACTTACCCGAGATCGTGACTCCCAGGATCTCTTTGTAAGACCGTTGTTCCAGATACACCGGGATGTCATCTTCTTCCAGCTCGTCTGGTACTGGGTTGACCTTAATACGGTCGATGACACGCTGTGGGAAGTTCAGTTTGCGTAGAGCATGTTCAGGACCGTCGGTCCAAGACTTCTCGATAGCATCGTGAATTGCTTGCCCTACACGGCTGGCAACCAGATCAGAGACGTCCACAATACCGTCTTCCGGAGGAACACGTTTACTGAGGATAATCTGACGTAAAGGCTTCAGTAATGCAGTGGCACTGATGGTTTTATCATCGTGATCGTAATTATCTGAGGCCAGGAACACAGCAACCGACAGGGGTAATGCTGCTGAATTAGCATAGCGTGCTACTTCTGCCATAGGAGAATTCCAAAGTTGAGTGTGAGGTAAAAGGTGTGGGGCTTTCGCCCCGAAGGGATCAGTTAAGGTGGGCTTCTCGGTACGCACTCTCTGCTGCGAGTGAGGCATACGATACGCCGTCGACGAGGCTGTCCTCGTGATACCGTCCTTGTGATCGAACCATTTTCAGGATTTCCATGAAACGCCATCCGTCAGTTTCGGAAATGGAAAGTCCTGTGAGGGTGTTGAACATCTTCACAACTTTACCCATCGATCGTTCGTTAACGCCTTCAGGGTCATACTCTGCAGCCCGTGAATCCTGTGTTTCTGACGCTTTATGCAGGTACTGCTTGGACGTTTGTCCGTGAGCGGCGCATACATCGATGTCAGACATCAAAGGGGAATCGGGTTGTTCTTCATTCACATGAAGGCAGGTGATGCAGAAGTCGTGGTCGAGGTGTCGTGGGTTGTTGCAGCCAATGTTATTGCAAGTCTTGACAGGCATTTTGATTTCTCAAGGTTTCGTGAAGAAGGGCCTTGGAGTAAACCATGCACAATTTCTAAAATTTTGACTTTTTAGTAAGGAGCGGGTTTAATCCGCGCCCCTCTTTACTGATTGTTATCATAAACCTCCCGGAGGGAGGCTTCCCTTCTACTGAGTTACGCAGAACAAGCTACGCACTCATTGTTAATCACTACACCACTACGAGAGTAGATGTAGTACAGGCTCAGGATGTTTTCGTCCAAGAAAGCCTTGCGATGCAAGCGAGCAATCCGTTCTTCATCACCGTCTTCAGAGACGTAGAAGTTCAGGGATTGTCCCTGACACAGATACGGTTGACGTGGAGGTACA